TTCTTCTTGTTGACTCTGAAATTTATTTGTAATGAATTGTTGAACGTTTTGATTTATACCTTGTACCTTACTTTCTACATTATTAAGAATATTTGTAGAAAGAGTTTTAATTATTGATCCGAGATCAGGAACTTTTGGTGCAACCGCTGCAGCACCACGTTGGAACCCTACAATTTTATTTGCAGCTGAAGAAACAATAGAAGTTCCTAGTGGAGAACCACCAGAAATAAAGTTCATTGCACCACCAATTGATGCAGGTCTTTCTGCAACTCCTACACTTGGATTAATTGCTGGTTTAATTGCCACGATTTGCTGCCTGTTGTGCCTTTAAGTTTTCTTCTTCAATATGTTGTTTCAACAGAGTAAGATAGATATCTCTCTCCCAAGGCATTAAATTTTCAATCTCAGTCAAAGAATATTTATGGAACTGCATGAGAGCAAAATTAATTCGAAAATATGACTCAAGATCAATATGAGCCATAATTAACCGAAAAAACTTGTTAGTCCCTCCAGAGTCACTATATTTTCAACTTTTGTTTTGGGATTGATTACTTTAAATGTATGTGAAAGTTTTGGCATAGTTTCAAAGAATTGTTCAATTTTTTTGAACTGGTCGGCATTCATACTTTCAATAAATTCAATCAATTCTTTTTTAGTGCAATCGGAAGCTGCCCACGCTTCTTCGGAAGTAAAAATAGTTTCAATACAAGATGAAATAATGTCAAATGACCTTTCAATAGTTGAAACAGATTCTTGAGTTGTAAAATCAAAATTATTTTTAATGAACTGATCTAAAGATGGATACCGCATCTTAATAACGATTTGATCGTCAAGTCTTATTTCTGGTGTATGTTCTGGATCTTTTTGGACTTGGACTTCATCCACATATACCTTTACTGGAACTTCAGTCTGATTATCATCGGAACATGTTACAACTAGATCAATAGCTTCACCAACAGATTTTCCACGAACATTCAAGAAAATATACTCAATATCAAAAGAAGGTAAATCCTCTACTTTAATTCCCTTAGTTAAAATACAATCTTTTAGAACAGATTTAATTGCTAAAGTAATTTGTTTTGTATCTTGACTTTCTAGAGCCAAGATTAAAACTTTTTCTTCTTTAACTAAAAATGGTCTGTATTTAATCGTTTTTCCTGTAGATGGCAACTCAAGTTCATAAGTTGGAGTCGCAATTTTTGGTAATGGCATTGAATATTACAAAATCAGATAAAATTATTTAGAACGTTTAAAAAAGAAGGTCTGAGGTATCACCCCAACTATAACTGGGAGTTGCGAATAACGAAGGTTCACTATTACTCTGTGCCCAATCTGGAAGAGTAGCAGAATTGTTTGTTGGTTGGGGTTGTTTGAATTCTGCAGAACCTGTTCCCTGATGATTCAAAATAACATATCTGTCATAGTTAAAAGTAACTGTTGTTTTCGTGATAGTACTTCCTTCATAAGTAACTGGAAGTGCTGTTAATTGTGTTGGAAAAGCGTTAACAAAATAATATGTTAACATTGAAGGAGTTCTTACTACGTCCTTCATTGGGCTCATATGTGTGTCTCTTTCAAACTTTGTTACTGCTAAAGGTCTTTTATAAGTATTTGGATATCTAAATCTGAAGAATTCCCAATCATTAAACCTTTCAACTCCTCCTCTCGAAGTTCCTTTAGTAGCTCTTCCGTATTGATTATAAAGTGGATTAATGAAGTTTAACCATTCTTCAAATAAACGAATAATCCCATATTCCGCATCAACATAAAATGTCATTGATATTTCTGGAAATTCTCTTCTATTTGGGAATTTTTCTACCATTCCTTGTCTACTCCCAGTTTCTTCAAACATGCTAAATGAAGAACCGGGAAGACTGGTTTCATTGCACATAAACTCATAACGAAGGGAGTTTAAATTGGCATTATTTCCATTGAATAAATTTGAACCCAAAACTCCACAAGAAACTAACCACGCATTAATATCTGAATCTGATTTAGCTGTTGGATATGTATCACCCAAATATAAAGTAACCTTGAATTGACTGGTTACTGATAACTCGCCAAAAAGATCTTGTACACTAGGCAATCCAAATCGGTTGTCATTACTATCTCTAGGCAGAGTCATCCTTGCATAGATTGGATCAACTCTGTATGGATTAATTGGATAATCGTCTCTGAATGCCTCAGGCATTTGATAAATATTTTTTAAGGATCTATAGTATGTATATGAGTTATAAGGGAAAGTTCCGTCCAGAAAACCCAAAAAAGTATAAAGGAGATCCCACAAACATCGTCTATCGTTCTTTGTGGGAACGCAAATTCATGAGATATTGTGATTTGAATGAGAATGTAAACCAATGGCAGTCTGAAGAGTTCTGGATTCCTTATCGTTCACCTCTTGATGGTAAAGTTCACAGATACTTTCCGGACTTCTTTGTAAGATATAAAGATAAAAACGGAAATACACGAACAGTAGTTATAGAAATAAAACCAAAAAAGGAAGTAGAGATGCCAGAACAGAATCCTAAAAGAAGGACTAAAGCTTGGGCATATAAAGTTCAAATGTGGGTGAAAAATCAAGCAAAGTGGGAAGCAGCAAGAGAATACTGTGCTGATCGTAACTATGAGTTCCGAATCATGACTGAGGAGGATCTGGGGATATGAGTTTTGATGGAATATTCCAACCTGGAAAGGGGTTTGGATACGATTTAATCAAACAGACTAAAGGAAAGAATGTAAAGAGTGACTGGTATACTGGTCAACTCAGACAATATCTCGGTGAACTTGATCAATTTAATATTAATGAGATTGATACGGGTGGAATAGAAGTTGGTAGACTATATTTCTTTATCTATGGAGCATCTAGTCCTGGACTTCAATTTTATGATACTCAACCTCTAGCGTATATTACTGAAGTAAATTATAACTTAGGATACTTTATAGGAACAAATTTGCATTATTTAAATAGAAAGTATCGTGAAGGAGTAGCAAAAGGCCTAATAAATAATGGCAGTACCATAGGTATACCTCGAAATACTATTCATCGTTATTCTTTTTCCGGAGTTAGTGGAGGATTCTTAAGAGTTCCAGAAAAAGATTGGCCCTCCGTCGCATTATTGCCTACTGAAAAATTTGTTGATAATAGAGGACAACCTTTTCCGAATCATAAAGCCTGGAGCAAACCTTAAGTGGCATATTCCAACGTTACTCAGTCATTTATAACTAAGAACGGAGTCAATTACGATCTCCAGTATGAACCTTCTAGTGGAAAAGTCCAAATTATTCAACAGAACGCCCCTACAGGAACAACTCCAATATATCAAGATGGTAATTGGAATGCATCTGCAACACAAATAGGTTTAACTACTCAAGATAAACAATCATTCCATAACAGTGTTCAAGAATTAATAAGAAATGCCCATGCAAAATCTGGTGGAAATGCAAAAGGATCCGTTCTTCCACAATTTGCACAATTACAGAATCAAGGAAAACCACCAGGACAAACATCAATTACACCAGCAAATGGAACTGCGGTTACAAACAATGGAAGTGGTGGAGGATTGGGTAACGTATTGAATGCAGTTATAAATCCTGAAGAAGCGTTTAAAAATTTTTCTGTTAATGGAGATAAATTTGGAGTTGGAAATGAAAGTGATTTATTTGACGGAAAAAAGGTTTCTCTCATGTATCCAATCGACATGCGTAGAGAAACTCAAGATAATTTTGTAATATCTCAATTTAGATATAAACCATCAAAAGCTGATGCTATTTTTGGTGGTACTGATGTTGCAAAACAAATTTTAGGAGGTGGATTGCAACAAAGTTCGAATTATAATTTAGAACAACTTATTGGTACTGTATATTTGCCGATGCCTAATGGTGTTCGTGATTCGAATGCGGTGAATTGGGGGGAGGATGCAATGAATAACCTTGCTGCGGCATCTGCAGCAAATACAACTCAAAATATGGTCGGTGCAGGCGCAGCAGCAGCTGCAGGAAGTTTACTTGGAGTAGGAGCAGATAAAGCTTTGGCTGCAAAAAATTTCATGGATCTAATGTCAAATCAAGCAGTTAGTCAAGAATTATCCCTTATGCTTGGATCTGGGGCAGCATCCAAACTGTTAAAATTGCAAGGATTTGGAGTTGAAACTGAGTCTTTACTTGCAAGAGGTGCAGGAATTGTACCTAATTCAAACCTAGAATTACTTTTTAATTCTCCGACTCTCAGACAATTTAATTTTACTTATAGATTATCTCCAAGAAGTCATAAAGAATCGGAAACCATAAGGAGAATCATAAGATTTTTTAAACAAGGTATGGCTGCTAAGAAAGTAAAAGGAAAAGCAGGTCAAGCCTCTTTTTTCTTAGGCACTCCGAATGTTTTTAGGTTAGAATACAGAACAGGAAAAAATTCTTTAATTGATGGTGTAAATAAATTCAAAACCTGTGCTTTAACAGGATTCCAATGTGATTACACTCCAGACGGTTTTTGGGCAGCATATGATGCAGGCCAACCATTATCTGTCACAATGACGATGATGTTCTACGAGTTAGAACCAATATATGATACAGATTATCAAAATAACAATATTTTCGATGGTCGAGTGGATCTATTCTCAGTTAGCGATAATGCAGTAGGATACTAAAATGGGATACTTCAGAGAACTACCAAATTTACAAGTTCTGAATAGAACAAAAAATAATGTTTCTAATGATGAAGTTGTAATAATTAAAAATATATTTAAAAAACCAAAAATTCGTGAAGATTTTTTGTCAATATTTTCTGCATTTGAATATTACTCAATTACTGATAATGAAAGACCTGAACAAATTGCGGAAAAAGTATATGGTGACCCCGAATTGGATTGGGTAATCTTAATTACTAATAATATTACAAACGTTCAAGAACAATGGCCTTTGGATCTGGATTCATTTAACAGATATATGTTAGATAAGTATGGATCCGAAGAAGCATTTTCAAATATTAAACACTATGAAACTTTAGCGGTTAAAGACGCTTTCAACAGAGAAGTATTCCCTGCAGGTTTAATCGTAGATGAAGCTTTTTATAATGCACCAGAGTTCGAAAGTTTAGAAGAATTGCCTCCTGGAATAACATTTCCTCCAATTTATATTCCGGGAACTCAAGCTTCAGCTACGGCTTCAATTGGTGCAGGTCAATCGATTGCTAATATCAATATAACTAATAGTGGAGCTGGATATCAACAAACGCCCAGAGTGTTTATTTCATCACCTCCATTTACTGCAAATGCTTCTGCAAGTTGTTTTATCAATAATTTTAATGTTTCATCTATAGTCAATCTTGATGGTGGTCAAGGATACAATTCCGCACCTAATGTTTCAATATCAACTGCGCCACAATCAGTCCAAGCTACTGCTTCTTGTGGACTTGGTACAGGTATTTTCTATGATAAAGTAATTTCTATCTTAGACATACAAGGTGGATCTGGATATGGACTGACTGCTCCAACTGTTACTTTTACTCCTCCTCCAAATATTATTCAAGGATCTTACTTAAATCAATCTTCTGGATCTGCTGGAAATCAAATAGAAGGATTTTATCTTCGACAAGATGGAGTAAAATTATATACGGCTAGTATATTTGGAGCAAATCAAATTAAAGAATATAGTTTTCTTGATCCATGGAATGTTACGACAGTTATATTTGAAAAAGAAATCGACGTAAGTGTAGAGTTTAGTTATTGCACTGGAATTGAGTTTAGTCCAGATGGTTCTAAAATGTATATTACTGGAGGTCAGGGTGGATCTTATAAACTGATATCTTATCAACTTTCTACACCATGGGACATATACACTGCAGCAAAATGGCATGAAGTTTCTACAACAAATCCTGGGGGGATTAGATTTAAACCAGATGGAACAATGTATTATTTCCTTGAGGCTGAAAATCCTGACGTAATTAAACAATATTCTTTATCAAGTCCTTGGAATTTAACTACAAGATCTGGATCTCCAGTAGGTACATATAACATAACTACGGTTTCTGGAGAAAATAGAATGTTAGGAATATCATTCTTAACTGATGGAACCAAAATGTTTGCTACGGGTGAAGATAATTCTAGTATATTTGAATTTACTTTTGATACTCCTTGGGATATTACAACTCTTAATTACTCTCTTTCATTTTATGTTGGAGATAAAATAACAAATCCCGTAGATGTTTTTATACGATCTGACAAAGAAAAATTCATTGTTGGTGGTGGAGTTGGAGATAAAATGTATGAGTACACTATTGTATCTTTGGCAAAAGGATTTTCTACAGTACTAAATGGTTCTGTAAATTCAATTCAAATTACTCAGTCTGGAGTAGGTTATACTGTCGCTCCAACTATCACTCTTAGCTCACCATATCCAGCAGTAAATGCTACAGCAGTTGCAAACGTATCTGGAGGAATTGTTACCAGTATTTCAATTACTAACGCTGGTTTTGGATATACTATTGCACCATCACTTACCATAGATCCCGCTCCAGTTTCTAGACAAGCATCTGCAATAGCTTCTATATCAAATTCTGGAATTTCATCCATTCGTATTCTTGATGGAGGATTAAATTATGTCAATGCAATTTCTATAACTATTGATCCACCTGAAGATATTTTAAATGTGGTGGAAGGTCAAATTTATAGTCAAAATCAAAAAATGTGGAAGTGGTTTGGTACAGAGTGGAAAGAACAAGTAACAGACGAATTCAAATATTTGGATCCAACTATCAATACTCTTGTTAAAATTCCTGGGAATGCAATGTCAAAACCAGTTACAAACTATGAATATGAAGTTAATATTAATGAGAAAAAAAGACAGATTTTAATTTTAAAACCACAATATTTGTCAACATTAATTCAAGACCTAAGAAATATGATGAAATATGATCCAGAAATGAAAGATTATATCTCGGATAATTTGAAGTCTACATATAATGAGAAACTATTTGGAGTTTAATAAATGAGTCATGTGAAAGTTTTGTTCATTGCCAAGATAAAAAATTTGAATAAAGAATATGAAGAATATAATGAGAGTTTATTTAGTAGTGCTAAACATTTACCAGGGTTTTTGGGGATATCTAGTGAACAACTTGACGATATTGAAATTACCACTAGTATGTGGAAAAGTAAAGAAGACGTAATAAATTGGGCGAAAGATCCTGAGCATATCGAAGCCAAAAAAAGAGTCCATGAGTGGTATCATTGGGTAAAAGGAATTCATTTGGAATGTGTAGATGATTGATACAAACAAAATTGATGGAAATAAAAAAGTTTTTTGTGTTGCACCATGGTTAAGTTTAAATATTAATCAAAATGGAAATATTCAACCATGTTGTAATAATGATACTGTTTTTGGTAATATTTTAAAATCCAATCTAGAAGAAGTTTGGAATGGTGACTCCATAAAAAACTTTAGAAAATATATGATTGAACAGGTTCCACAAAAATCGTGTCAATCTTGTTATGAAAAAGAATTATCTGGACAAAAATCTCTTAGGGAAATTTTAAATGAAAATCTTTTAGATGATGGATTCGAATTTATTTCAGATACCAACGACGATTATTCAGTAAATGAATTTGGATTTATTCACTGGGATGTAAAACTAGGCAATAAATGCAACTTTAAATGTAGGACATGTTGCCCTGGTTCTAGCTCAAGTATTGAATTTGAGACTTATGGAAAACTATCTGGACTTTTTGATGCATCTACTATAAGTTTTGATAGGATTAAACCACATTTAAATAAAGTAAATCACTTATATTTTTCTGGTGGAGAACCGTTATTAATAGAAGAACATTATCAAATTCTTTTTTTATTGATTAAACTTGGAAAAAATAAACAATCAAATTTCTATCTTACATACAACACTAATTTTAGTACTTTAACATATAAAAAATTTCATATTTTTGATCTTTGGAATTTGTTTAAGTATGTTCAGATACACATTAGTGTAGATGGTGTAGGTGAAAGGGGAGAATTAATACGAAATGGATTTAAATGGGATAAATTTATTTCCAACGTAAATGAATTTAATGAAAAATTTAAGGATAAATTCAATACGCATCAACTTTATTTTGATTGCACTGTACAGGCCTTGAATATTTTTGATGTTGTTACTTTACACCAAACTCTTTTTAATGATGGATTGTTAAAAGATATAGACAACTTTCATTTAAATTATTTGCATGGGCCTAGAAATCTTTCTGTTTGGTTGTTAGATAAAGAGACAAAAGAAGAAGCAAAGAAAAATATAAAAAATCATATTGAAACTTTCTTAATTCCAAATAACGCAAAAGATACTGTACGTTCATTTGAGGGTTTAATTAAATTTATTGACCTATATCAAGATCAACAATTGATATCCGATTTCGTAAGTACTATGACAAATCTAGACAGGAAAAGAGGAGAGGATATATTTAAGACTTTTCCAGAATTGAAAAAAACTTGGATTTTATATTTAAAGACAAAAAAAAAATCTCTCATCGAAATGAGAGATTTATGATCAGAGATCAGGACTCAGCGAGTCGTTGGAAGTAACTCAGTGCATCATCTGCATCCTCATCTTCTTCCTCATCACGAGCAACGGGTTTGGAGATCTCAAAGGAAGGAGTAGAACGTTTCGCAGAGAAATCACCACGACGTTCAGCTTCCCACTGTTCATCTTCTTCAACCGTCTCAGGATCTTGACGTTGGGGAGCGGGTTTTGCACCCAGAACGTAGTCAAGACGCTTCTTCAGTTCATCATAAGTCTTGAAGTTAGATGTAGCACTGAACTCATTCAGATCGTTCAGATTCTTGTAGATACGTTCCAGTTTGTCATCATCATCCAGAAGGGCATTAGGACGATCAAACTCGGACTTATCATAGTTCCAGTAACCTTCAACCTTGCGAATCTTCAGTTTGAAGTTAGCACCAGTCCAGAAGTCAAAAGGATTGATAGCTTCTTCATCTGCAAACTGAGGTTGCATTGCTTCGGTGATCTTGTCATAGATCTTCTTACCGAACTTGTACAGGAACACACGACCCTCGTTCTCGGGGTGTGCGGGATCACTCACCACATAGATGTTAGCGTAATAGGAGAGTTTGCGTTTCTGTTTCCGAGCAATCTCCTTGTCACGATCAGAACCACTGTTCCACAGAACACGATTGTGTTCAGAGACAGGATCCTTCTGACCGAGAGTAGTCAGGGAGTTCTCAATATACCAACCACCAGGGCCTTGGAACGCATGGCTCCAGACTTGTGCCCAGGGAAGTTCACATCCTTCAGGCGCAGGAAGGAATCGGATCACTGCATAACCGTTACCAGCCTTGTCAACTTCAGGCTTCCAGAAACGTTCATCAGCTCCACCACCTTCACCACTATTCAGTTTTTCTACTTTCTTGATCAGTTTTTCAGTCAACGAACCAGCACGGGACTGTTTCTTGAGATCAGCAAAAGACATTTGTATTTCTCCGTATTGAGTGTATTTGGCCTTTGGGACGACTTTATCATACAGGACGCATGAATGGTTGTCAAGCCACAGGTTATTCAGTCTTTGGGGAGTTCCTCGGGGTTCTCCAGTGCCACTTCAAAGAGAAGTGGGTGACACATTTCATCAATCAAATAATTTGACCAACGATACATGTCTTCGGAAGTGTAACTATAATGATCCTCAGCTTCCATTTGTATGTATGGATCCTGTTGCATTATTAATGGAATGTCATCAAAGGTAAATGGTATTCCATTAATGAAATACATATCTACAATCTCACCATTATGGTAACAATAAGCTGAGGTGATCTTGTAGTTGTACGACATCTTACATATCTGCGATTTTATCTAGACGATCCAGAGTATTTTCCATCTCTGAAAACAGTTCATTAACATTATTTCCGTCAAATCCCAAGAATTTTGCTGCATCTTGAATTCTTTCTTTCATTTCAAGTGCTTCTGGGTCATCAGATAAAGAGAGACGGAAGTAAAGATTCTTCTGTTTCTCTAGAAAAGTTCTCATCAATTCAACATGTTCTCTCTTTTGTTCCCTATTCATGATAGGGGCTTTGAAAGTATCTTCAATAATTTTTTGTTGAAGTTCTTCCATCTCTTTGATGGCTTCTCTTACGATCTCGGATTGAAAAAATCCACTCACAATACAATCTCCTTTAGTGTCTGAGTATACTTTTCCTTATCAATATTTAGGAAAGATTTGTATTTTTTGATGCGTAAACTGACGGATTCCCACACTGGATCTAAGAGTTGTTTATCAAAGTTTTTAGAAAATTTAAGGATCATATCCATTATAACAAAAGTTTCTATAGATATGCCTTTTTGCAAGTATTTCTTAAGAATCTCTGGGTGTGATGAACCTTTGATAGCAAAAAGATCTTCAAAGGTATCCTTATGTAAGAATACCTCAGACTCTGTTTTGAAGAGATAGAAGAGACTTTGAGATCTTTTCAACCAGTTAGCATAATTCTTTTCACCTGACTCAATAATTTCACCGATCCACAGTTTAGAGGGATCATCACATTCTACAAAATTTGCCAGAAAGTATTGTTTGATCTCGTCATCAGATTTCTGACGAGACATTCGTTCAAAGAAGTAACGATCTTTCCTCTTGTTGAACGATTCTTTTGAAGCTCTAGACTTCCCGCAATATTGAAAGTAGTCGTAGTTTGGTTTAGTGAAATGATTCTTGAATGCCAGGTACGTTTTGTATACCTCTATTGGCGTCATTAGAATACTAGTTTAGCACGACTTGTTTTTTTAAGAAAATTCAGTTGAGTTGCCTCACATTTAATCTTTTCTTTCAATGGTTTTGAAATCAGTTTAGATACTGATTCAAACTCAATACCATTTTCCTCACAATATGTGACGATAGCTTCAATGTAATTAATTTTTGAAGTAGAAACTAGATATTCAATGTCCTGGGCAAACTTGGACTGACAGAGAAACTTTTCTTTTATTAAATTGTTTACATCTTCAGTGTTGTTCTGCATAGGTTTTTGTGTGATGAGCGACGAACTCTCGGATGTACTTGGTAAGAAGTTTAATATAGTAATCTTTGTTGCGTTTTTCATAGACAAAACATTCTCCATTATCAGCTACCATTATGGTAATCAACTTTTTAACTGGGATACCAGTCATTTCATAATACATGCAAGCGTAAGCTACTTCCTGAACGAAGTAGTTTTCAATCCATTCTTCAGGTTTAATTTTCTTAGAAGTCTTGAAGTCAATAATTGCGAGTTCCCCGTCATATTCGGCGATACAATCTACACGACCCGCAAGTCCCAGATAATCACTATAGAGTGACTTCTCTAAAGCATGTATGTTATTTATACGATCAAGATATGGTTTAGCCGAGAGAAACAGAAACTTTGTGGTGGGAAGTGGATTGAAGTCATCCACATTCTGATTCAACAAATACTTTTCAACAATATCATGGAACTTGGTTCCACGATCTGTAGCAACCTTAGTGATCTTATTGGCTTCTTCATCACCAACTTTTTTGCGCCACTCAATAAACTTTTCTCTACCATAAAAACTGGTAACAGAAGTGATAGAAGGATACAACTTACCAGAAGGGACACGATAAAAACGTGTCCCTTCAATACTCTGGGCTTCTAAGTCAACTTCTTCTTTTAAATAATCTAAATGAACAAACATTACATACCTAAGGCCAACTTTGTAACAATATAGTTTTTGACAAGTCCAGAACGAACAATATCATCAACACCAAACTCTACAGTGGAAAAATCATATTCCATTGCACGAATAATTTTCATAAAATCAAGAATCCCATTTTTCTCATGGGTTTTAACAAGATCGGATTGAGTAGCATCACCACAGAACATGATCTTACTATTTTCACCAATACGAGTAATTATACTATCTAATTCATGAAAGTTCAAGTTTTGCATCTCGTCAACAAGAACGATTGCATTATCAAGAGTTGTACCACGAATAAAACTTGTAGACCAGAATGAAATAGTTTCTTGAGCCTTAAGGTTTCCGTAAAGCATTTCAAAGTCGGAGTCCGATGGAAGTTCAAACATGTACTTACACATGTTCTTGTAGGGAATCTGATAGAGTGCCGCTTTATCCTCATGGTCACCAGGAAGGAAACCAATCTCACGAGTAGAGACAAGAGAACGAACAATGTAAACCTTTTCATAAGGAGTTCTTTCATCCAGAACATCCTTGAGTGCAAGATAGAGTCCTACAAAAGTTTTACCTGTACCAGCAGCACCATAGGCAAAAATGTTTTTACCTTTTTTATATTCATCAAAGAACTTCTGTTGATTATCGGTAAGTGGAGAAATATCCACCATCAGATCAGAATTAATTGGTTTTTTACGGCGCATTTGTTTTGCGCTCATACCAATTCCAATGTTGCTATTAGAAGTTTTTCTTGATCTTGCCATTTAGATTTTCTTTACTCGTGAACCAGGTGCTTTGGAGGCTTTAGTGAGAACATCATTCCAGCCTGGATTTCTGGTAATGAGTTTGTCTTTCCACTCGCCTACTTCTCCAGAACCAGGACAGGTAGATGGATCACTCCAATCCCTGTCCCAGTCTGGGTTGTCAATCTTCCACTGAGACCATTCGTGAACGCTCATCGTCACTTCTTTTTGTTCTCCAGTGGATTTGTTAATAACAGGATAAGTCGCCATTTAAGTAATGAAGTTCAATATGATTTATTTATTGACTAATGTCAAGTTCAGAATAGTCTAGTCTTTGTAGTTCTTCTGGAGAAATTTCTTTGGTCTTTACTTCTCCATTATCTGTATATTCAACGATATATGTTTCTGGTTTGGCTTCTAAAATCGTACATGTAGTTGGAGCATGATCTTTTGATAGTGCCTTACTTTGGTAGTACATGTTACTGTTTCCTCCTTAAGGACAAATTATATATCACCATTCTAAAGCTTCTGCAACTGAAGGGAATTGTTCGGTAAACACTCGTTTACAATCAAGAGCAATATCCATATGTTCTTTCTGAGTTCCATTTGCGGAACGGAGATTGATATAATGAATCCAAGAACGACAAGAACCGGTCATGTAAATACGAGTCGGAGTTGCAAGAGGCAACACGAAACGAGCGCACTCCTTTGCAATATCTGCATCAAGAAGTTCTTTGTAGAGTTTCATCCCTGCTTCAAAGTGATCATTGATTTTCAACCACAGATCTTCTTTCAATTCCTGAGGAAGATCATCGGTAGAATTCTGACGATTCTTGGTATCCTGACGACGAAGTTCGGGGACAGGAATACTTTCTCCAAGAAGAGAACTATCTGCATAACGTTGCGAGAACTCCTGAAAGGTGAATGAGCGGTGACGCAAAATCTGGGCTGCGATACCACGAGTTGTTTCAATTTCCAGTGTCATCGTAGCTTGTTCAAACACACTCCAGTGGTTGTGTTTGATGCAGTAAGCAAGAAGACGAGCATAGTTCTCGTTCTCTTGATTAGCGGGGTTAGAGACCCTGGCAATGTACGCCATGGTCTTTTCTGCGTCAGGGGTGATAGAAATAAGTCGTGCAGTCATTTAATTCCTCAATCAGGGTAGCCATCGTCATCAAAAACCTCATCATAATCAGAGATGTGGTTTGTATTTTCTTTTATTTGTTTGTAAGAATCTGGATCCGAATATACTTCAGACTTAAGACATTCTACCAGAGACTCCAGATTCTTTACAATCAATTTGAGTCTTTCTTTATCCATAACTATAAGTACTCTCTATCAATTTTAACACAAAAAAAGGAAGGGATCAACCCTTCCTATTAAGTATTGGTTTAAAAGATAACATGTCTTCAAACCATTCTCTTAAGTGTATGCGATAACACGACCAATACTTGCATCCCCTATAAGTTAGTTGATAACAAGCAGGTGGTCTACTATCCTTATCCATATCATCGTCGTGATAGTTGTAGTCCATCACTTATAAAGCCATTGGATATAAAGGGATAGTAACATTGTAGCTAATGCAATTCCCGCAGTTATGGAAAGGATAGCTTGTGTCATTACTTTGCTCCAACGAGTTGTGCTAGTTGTGCTTGATGACGACGATTTTCTTTTTGTTTTTGTTCTTTAATAAGTTGTAGGAAGTTGAGTTTTTGAATCACTTGTGCCCCTCCTTTACAAACTTGACGCCACGATAGACTTCACTTTGTTGTTGGGGTTGTTGCATCATCTGTTGTTGATAAGCGATACGCTTTTCGGTATCATACTCAACACCGCGATAAACGACTTTGGACATTGGTTTTCTCCTAAAGAAATGAGAGGTTTTAATTCCCGTTCCTTCAGTCGGCTTTTGCGTCTAGGTTACAACTTTTTTTAGTCATCTGTTTAACTTCAAAGATAATTTCAGATTTGAATTGATCCTCAAGTCTCAGATTGTTATTAACATTTTTAATAATCATTTGTGCCTGTAAACAGGTCAATAAAAGTTGTTCCATAGATGAACGATCCGTTCCGAGTCGGCTTACTTGCGTCCTATTTAATTTTTAGCACCTTGTCACTACGTCTCTTCGTAGTTCTAAAAGCAATCGGTCTTCTCTTCTTTGATTTACTACATCGTCGTTTTTAACGATGTCCATAAGTTCCCACGCTGCGTCACAACTTATAGTCACAGGATATGGATTCTGGACAAGTCGTGGCGTTGAAACAGAAAGAAGTGGAACCCATGCCAAAAGCAAAAGTGCTTTAGTCATAGGATGAACGTTAGGAGATTAGTATACTCCTATTCATACTATCTAGGCAAGTTTTTTTGTAATTTATGTTACAAATTTACTTAACTTAACCCCAATAGATGACTCCAAGAGTGAAGAAGAGAAATATAAGAACGGTGAAGACCATCATACCTACACCAAACCAAATTGACCACTTAGGCATGGGTTCATATTCAGTATTATGAGACATAATTAACTATCAATCCCTTGTGCAACATCTAAAGCTTTCTTGGCAGTTCCCAACAATCTATATCTTCTTTTATCTTTAGTATAAGGTATGAATAACGAAAATCCCAGAAGATCACCATCTGGATCATCTGGGATTCCTACTGGTTGCACAAAGAATATTCCTGCATGTGCAACGCATTTCCAACCAATATCTACAAATCCTAAGTCTCTTAAAGCACACTCAAGTTTTAAAGAATAACATGCTTCCTCTAACTTCATATGTACGGTAAACCGAACTATGACTTATTTAGAGTTGATTCTAGCCTCTAACTCATTGATACGACTGAATTCTGTATAAGCTTGTTCTGATCTCTCATGGAGAATATCCATAAGGTCATCATAGATTACATCAATCTCAACATAATCATTAAAATAAGTTTCAAGGGCTTCTCGAAGGTATCTTTTACGATTCCACTCAGGAGAATAAGGTTTATAGTCCATGATACAGTAATATTATAATTATAATCTATCAGATTACAGTTGATTTGTCAAGACCTTGGTTGATGATCTTTCATACCATCATGATTTCCGTCTCCCGGAAGTTTACCAAATGCAAGATATTCTACTGCCTGTAGAGATCCTTGCAATCTTGCCAGATCTTCCTGGATCTTTACATATTCAGAATATGCATCATATAACTCATCTGCCCTAGAAGTGAGTTGAACGGTTCGTTTAGTAAACCTTTCGATCAGTTGTTCGTAATTTTCTGTAGGTTTCATTCTTCCATCTCCCAACATTTTTGGAACTTATCTCTTAACTCATTGAGTTTGGTTTGTTGTTGAAATTCTAAGATATATCCATTTATTTCTTTTTCTTCTTCGGTGAGTTTCATACGATATTTTTGTTTAATATCAATCAATCGCACCATATCCATATAGTGCTCTGAACTTTTATTAACAAATTCTTCGTAGGTCAATCCCTTTGCCTCCAATCGGTTTCGTCATCATCTCTCTTAAACCAATCGTGCAAATCTTCTGGTGAATCAAATCCACGAAGACCAAATCTCTCATGACCTAATCCTCCAAGATCTAATTGATTCATGAAGTCGTCTAGATCACCCTCCTGCATGTCTGGGTTTTCGGCTCTCCTTCTTGCTTGTCTAAGCATAGTACCAGCAGAACGGTTTGCTTTCGCAAGTTTTTCTGCCCAAATCATGTCTTCTAGACTGACTGATTCTTGAGCCACAATCTTCTCACAGATTGCTTCTAAACGAAGACGATACTGAGTAGAAAGCATAGGAAATTCTCCTTATTAGGATTATTTAGAGTAATATATCACCTTTCAATGTAACTTAGTGTATGATTTGTTGCATTAATTTGGTGAATAATGATATCACAACCAATCTTTGGATTGCAATCACCGCATGTAAAAATATCTACTGCCGCTTCTCCCTTTTCTGGCCAGGTATGAATACTAATATGACTTTCCGAAAGTAGTGAGAGTACAGTAACTCCTTGTGGATCGAATTGTTTAAAAATAGTTTGAACTACATTTGCACCACTAGCAATTGCAGCATTTTCTAACAACTCTATTAAAAATAAAGAGTTGTCCAATCTATCGAAAGGACAACCATAAAGATTTAAAAGATAGTGTTTCCCCATTTAAGTAGGATTATCCTCCTGATCCTTGAGTAAGCGACTAACGATTTGTTCTCTACCGTCTAACATAGCTACGGTATAAATTGAAGATCTCATGTACCTTTTGATCTTTTTGTACTGTTTTCTGATATCCTTAATCGCATCAAGGTTCATCTCAATGTTCATGTCACCAGAGACTACTTTTTGGTTTTCTTCTCCGGAGCTTGATACCCCCACATCTTTGGGTTCGCTTTTCCCTCTGTCCATTTCATTCCTCTAAAATCACGATATTTGTCCCAATAGTGATCAAAAATATCACTTTGGAGTCCTTGAACGACATCAAATCGTTCTCCATTGTCATCCCCATAAGTCACGAGATAAGAATCTCTAGGAAGAGAACTATCTTCAGCTGCAGATGGGTCGCAATTCACATGAATAATATTAATGCCCTTACCCATCTCAGGAACGATTCCCCCATTGAATATCAGGATACGCCTCGGAAACAAGTTCTTTGGTGATATTATATTTAGTTTGCAATTTTTTGTCCTTTACAAGACACAAAACCTCTGCCTCACCAGGATGGAAGGACTCAAGCATGTTAATGAACATCGTCTCTTTACGAAGTTTGTTCATTGCATCATTACCGCCCTTCACAAAGTTGTAGAATTTACTCCACTCTTTGCGGATGTTTGAAGATGGGTTCTTATCTGCATCTTCTTTGGCTTGAACAGGAACTTCTCCTTCAGGAAGAACAGACTGAACACTAGGATCAAAGTTCCAAATCAAAAGAGCTTTAATAAAGTTCTCGTTATACTGCTGGAGAATACCAATTTTCTTATCTTTCGTCCTTTCTGCAACAACTGCTGCAAAAATCTCATGAACATAAGATGTAGGAGTCAACTGAATCTTTTCTGCAGCTTTAGCAGCAGGTTTTGTAGCAGTTGTCTTCTTTGGAGTAGTAGTCTTCGCTCTACTCGTCGTCTTCTTCGTCGTAGTCGTCATAGCTATTTTCAAATCGTACTGCAATTACTTCATCTGGAATTAAGTTTCCATGATCGTCAAACATTTCTGGATGAGCGAATACTTGTTGCGGAGTGGAGAAAACCACATGTTCTTTCCATAACCAACCAACTATACCACCAACAATCAAGAACATGAAAGATACCATACAGAATATGGCAACTAAGGGTGCTGTCATGGCCCTACCTCCGAGAGATTTACTTCTTTTTTATATCAAACGAGAAGTTTAAGTAAACATGAATCTCTCTTCTAAGGAGAGAAACCATCTTACCAAAACTGAATTGAAACGTTTTTGGTGCTTCAGGTTCTTCCCTCCTATTTCTTAATAATAATTCCACACCTCTATTTATGTGTAGCTCATTAGGCTCACTCATACTTAAATTACTGCAAGTTCTTTTAAGTATGAAATAGTATCGTTACATCCACCCAAATGTTTATCGTCCATTACAACCTGAGGAAAAGTAGATCCTTTACCAAATTCTGAATAAAATTCTTCTTTGGTAAAATGTTCATCTAAAGTATAGACGACAAAATCTTTCCCACAAAGTTCAAGAACTTGTTTAATTTTATAGCAATATGGACATTCAGACTTGGAATAAACGGTAAATTTCATTTCATTTGGTGATGTTTTGTAATATTTAGAGATGTGATTTATAATGAATAATACACCAAAACTTTAGTTGTGTCAATATATACTACTCATTTAAAGGGTTTCCAGTACGCCAAGCTTTTGCGTCAGGGGCATCACACTTTGCGTCCCAAGATCGTACAAGCAACTCAGTGAACAACTCCATTTTTTCTGGATGAACAGAAGCTGGATTATCATTGATGGCTTCTTTGAGGGCAACAAGTTCTTTCCACTCTTCGTCCGTAAGGGGTTTGACACTGGATTGCGAGTAGGTCATTGAATCTCCGTTTGATTGTGTTCAAATTCTAACACACAATCTAATACTATCTAGTAGACTTAATTATTTCTTCGGGATTGCGTTACATAAAAGTAACAATTATTACTCTAAAAATTTGTCTAGTGCATCCAGATCAGATTTAAGTTCTTTTTCTTTTTTCTGGTCATGGTAATAAGTCCAAAGAGCATTGTGGACATCCATCAAATGATCTACCCAGAACCCCACTGGATAGATGCCTAGTGCATCCTGAAGACCACGATGACTAGTTCCCTCATGTTCTGCCTTGCACATGATATGACAGATCGCCTGAACCATATCAAGTTTGTCTTCTTCAGAAAGCATAAAATACTTTCCTATGGCTCGTTGTTTAGCTTCTTCATTTTTCTTCTGAAGTTCTTTACATGCATCAGAATCCCACCACTTTTGGAGAGCATTATTCAGTTGTGCATTTGACTCTTGTTCATTCATAGTGATACTGTTTCCACTCCTCAACATTGGTTCTTTCAAGATCAAAAAGCATTTTGTTAACGGGAGCCCGTGGTTTACGAGCCAATTTCATCCCAGTTTGTTCCAACATCATACTACCTTTTTTAGTATTGCAAGAACTACATGCAACGACTAAGTTTTCCCAAGTGTCTTCTCCACCTCTACACCTAGGGATGACATGATCAATAGTTAGTTTGGATTTTGCACCACAGTATTGGCAAGTATTATTATCCCGTTTGTAAATCATTGAACGAGACGGACTGATGTTCATAATTTTAGATAAAGGAAGTTTCACATAGTTTAGTAGTCTTATTACTCTACTTGAGAGTACTTGTGCTTTCTCTTTTAACAAGAGGACTAAAGCTCTCTTCCAGTTCGTGAAATTGATTGGTTCATAACTAGAATTTAAAACCAATATTGTCTGATAGGGTGTTATTGGTAACTCATGCATGACCGTTCTTATGAGCTATCACTATCTAGTCAAGATCCAAATGGGCCCCAACGACCCCTTTTAGAGTCATCATCACCATTCATCCTTTCCTCCAACTTATCAATCAGTTTATCTGCAGAGATGAGGTTATCAATCTCCATAATCATATCTGCGATATGTTTTCCAATGAAAGGTTTTTCTTGACGTGCAGCATATGCTAGAGCATTACGCAATGCAGCTTCTGCTTCTCTCAAACTGGTTTCAACTGATTCGGATAATGCCATTAGTATTTTACCGGAGGACTATTTTCACATTTTTCATAGAAAATCCCATTCTTGTAACAGGACATTCCAGGTTGATAATATTTTACCACAGATGGTGGATCTTGTCTAAAATTACAGAGTTCACCTTGTTTTGTCATGAAGTTATCAAAACAAAGACCAGCAACAAAGGGAGCAAGAAGTTGAATTGTATACATCAGCACTCATCCATTCGGAGAGGTCGTGCTACTTTACGCAACAGATAAGAACCATCACCTTGATCCACCCATTCAACCTCATCACCTTCTTTCAGGTCTGTTGCTTCTAGAAGATCATCAGGGAATGTTACACAGTAAATATTTTCGTCAGTGTCTTCATCTTTGACTTCTTCTACAGGGAGAATCCACTTCTTAGAAGGTTCGGAAGTACTATAACCATCGGCTTTAACAATGGTTTTTTCTAGAGATCCTACTTTACGTTTAGTTACGGTTTTGCCACCATCTGGAGATTCATAGATCCAACCATCTTCATACTTCAGACGAGTAGAGTCATTGCGGGACATCATATCAAGTTTTGCACGTTGATTATAATACTCGGCCTCACGCAGATTATATTCACGACATTTATCCTTCTCTTGGTCTGATGCTGCTTTATCGCACATCGCATTCAGTTCTTCTTCGGTATATTGTTTGTGTTCTTCTGGATAATAATTCTCTTCCCAAAAGTCATTCCAAGACTTCTGACATTCAGGAGATTTATCATCTTTATCACAACTCAGAGGTTTTTGGGCATTCGCAATCAGATACTCCAAATCACTATGTCCCCAAGGACGCATACCATCATCCTTTCCTTCATAGTATTCTCTTTCTGCAACTGCTGTTTCAAAGAGTTCTTTTTCTACTGATTTTTGAGCAACTACCGTTTCTTTCCAAGCTTTCTTGAACTTTACATCAAACTCTTCAAGGTAGTAACCAAGAAACTCATAAGCAGCATTAGCCATGGCTTCTGCTCTATCATAATCGCTATTTTGAATTGACTCTGATACAACATCAATCATTTCACGAGCAGAACAAATCTTAGATGTTACCATCTCAAGATCATTCATCACTTCCCAAACTTTGTTGTAACTCATCTGCAACTTCCTCTAAGTTAAGTTTCAATTCAACTGTTTCCTCTATGATAGTCTTAATCTGTTCATCTGTCAACTTATTCAACCATTGCCATCTTTCATCATTAGGATCCCATTCAAATGCAAATGATCCATCAGAATTTTCAATAATGTTTAAACCAGATTCGTGAAATTGTTTTTCCATTTAATTACTTTTTAAAAACTGACATTGAAGGTAAATATGGGTAATCCCTGTGGCTCCATTTTTTACCGGGAATTTTTTTCCGCTCATTTAGTAATTCTATTCCAATTTTCGCCACTTCGGGAGTCATATAATAATGATAACCCATAGTAGTTATATCTTGTTCAGCCCATGGACGATTAAAGTCTCTACCATCATAGGACATTTTCTTTAACGCATCATAGTCATCTTTATTTTGTAAGAGAATCATACCACCTTTACCAAGATTTAAATGTTTACGAAATTGAAAACTTAAACACATAAATGTTCCAGGAATATATGCATTTTCTTCCCAAAGAACAGCAGCATCAATAATATTAGTATTACCCAAATGATAATAGTCCGACCATTCTTCTTCTTTCCAACTCCAATTTAATCCAAGTTTAATGCACGTCATGGGGACGGAAACATAAGTCCTGGTTGGAATTATAATATTGTCATATCCAGTATATCTTAAACAGAGTTCTAGTGCATGTGTACAACAATCTGTAGAAACTGCATAAGGAGCTCCGAAAAACTCTGCAATTTGTGATTCGAATTCTTCTATCATAATACAAAATTTCTATTAATATTATTTGAACCTATTTTATTTGATAATTGATTTAGATTTAAATAAAAATCGGCACTAGAGTGGTAAAGATGAAATTGTTCTAAACCAGCATAATCTTTACACTTTTTCCACCATAAAGAATAAAGTTTTTTATTATTTTTGAGATCTTCTTTAGTAAAATATTTGTCTTTTGTAAGTTCTGGATGTCTTGGAAACATTGGTATAGCATAACTTTTCCCACATTGATTCATAAAATAATGTAAGGGTATTAAACCATTTTCATTTTTCCAAAATCTATTGGATATTTTTTGAAAAAAATTATACTTCTCCGAGACGTAATGAAATTTTACTAGTTTTTCTGCATATTTTCTATTTAAGAGTGTCATTCCAGTTCCATGCGAATCTCTCATTGGATGCAAAAAACATGGTAAAATATTCAATTTATCTTCAAATCCAAGCAGGATAGAATCGAAATCATGAGGAATATTTTTCATAAAATAATCCCAGTTCCATTCATCATAGAAATATTCAACGTAACTATAATCAATATGATCAGGCATAATGATCATATATTTTTCCGTTGTATTTTCTAACCATCTCTTAATTGTATCAATATACAAAATTGATTGGCTAATCTCTGATTGAAGTTCAAAAGTTACTTTATGATCATTATACACCAAATGACGCCATCTTGCAAAATCTTCAGACCTGAATTGTAAATTTGATACTCTTGTAAAATTTGATATTCCAATATTAATTAAATTTTGTTCAGTGTATTCTCTTAAATCCGTTCTCTCTTCTAAATTTATATAATAAATGTGAGGTATATTTTCAAATCTATCCATTACTGCTATTACGGTTCTTATACCAAGGCATATTCATATTTAGTATCATTTTCGGATCATTGGGTTTACCATAAGTGAAAAAATCATCAAGAGTAAATTCATCTTTCATTTTAGTCCACCAAAGTATGTGCGCTTTATTTGATGTGATGTGATGTGGTTTTGGGGGATCATCTAACCAAGGATTTGATGTAAATACTGGCAATTGATACACCTTTCCATTATGTCCCATAAACTCATCTACATCGAGAACCGTTATTCTAACGTCACTATCAGCATTGGATTTATTTGGCAAAAAAGTATATATTCTCTCGGGTTCTATATAATTTGATTTATTGACTCTATTCACTTTTTTGATGAAATTGTATTTGTTATCTTTATAATACAAAGATAACAATTTTTCACCATATGATCTCCTGATCAAAAGTGGACCATTCCAAGTAATTAATTTCTTTGGATGCAAAAAACAATATATCCTTATATCTGAATTATACATCAATTGTATAGCATCCCAATCATAAGGAAGATTATCCATTAAATATTGCCAATCAAAATGCCAGTACTCAACCAAACTTATGTCAGTATCATCTTCCATTATGATCATATATTCTTCTGAAGTTTCTTCAAGCCATTTTCTTATGGTTTCTAAGTGAGACAATGATACGCATACAGATCTTCTTCTATCGGCAGGAATAATGTATGAAAAATGAACAAGATCTTTCCACGTTTTAATGTCATCCTTTAAAAATTCAGAAGCATTTACCCTAGAAAATTTTTCAATACCCCATTGATTAAATTGATTTTCCATGAACTCTCTTCGATCTTTGCGATCTTCCAAGTTAATGTAGTAAATATGAGGTATTCCTTCTAATTTTTTGTGTAAAGTCATTGTTCAATAACTAACTTTTAAATTAAGTTCGATTCTTTTATCAGAATTTCTACTAAAAATATCTTCAAGAGTATATTTATTTTCAATAAACTTTTTCCACCACTCTAATGTTACTAGATCGGATTTTTTAGCCATAAAATTGTTAGAATTTTTATAACTATCACTGAGAAAATCAGAGTTTGTGATAAAGAGGGGAAAAGTGTAAGTAACTCCTATTTTGTAGGGTACAAAATCTGCAGATTGATAATGATACTTTAACCAAGATGAGTTATATCCATAGTTATCATAGAATTGAAACTTATCTTCGATATAATGCATCTGTTTAAGTTTTGAAGCAAAATTTCTATTAATTAGATAACAAGCTGCAGAATGATTATTATTGGATCTATCACTGAGTCCCATGGGAACAAAATATTCACCAATTACATGCAATTGAACACAGTCCCAATTGCAAGGTAACTTAGAAAAAAAATATTCCCAAGTGAAAGGCCAATATTTTGCGGTTAAAAAATTTACATCGTCTTCTGCAATAATACAATAATCCGATGTATTTGAATCATACCAATCAATAATAACTTGAAATTGATTCAGAAGTGTTGATAATCTTGCAATTTCATTTGATGGTTCGCACAAAATTTTAGTCTTCCACAAGTCAAAAGTATTAATTGAAAATCTATTAGCGGAAGTTCTAGTAAAATTTTTTATTCCTAATATTTGAAATTGTTTTTCAATATATTCTCTTTTATCTTGTCTTTCATCTAAATTTAAATAAAATATATGAGGTATTTTTTTAAATTTAAACCTCAAATTATTAACAACATCTGTAGATTTTTTAGAGGAATAACTATTCTCCTGAGTGTGAGTGTCCATACTCTTTCCTCGTATCATAAGTATTATATTGTATTGGGATTATCATTTCTCTTCTACGAACAGTATTTGTAGAAAATAAATCCTGCAAAGAAAATCTATCAGAATCTTCTTTCCACCATTTAGCAATAGTAAAATCGGATTTTTTAGCCATCATATTAATTTTTCCATCATAACAATCACTACCAAAATTTGAATTGGTTATGAAAAGTGGAAAAGTATAAGTAATTCCTATTTCAAAGGGAACAAAATCGGGAGATTGATAATGATATTCTGGCCAAAATTTACTATATCCATAGTTGTTATAAAAAGTAAATTTATTATCAATGTAGTGCATATTGATTAATTTTTCTACGTATCTTCTATTAATCAAATATGCTGTGGCTCCATGATTATTTCTAGATCTTACAGTAAGTCCCATAGGAATCCATTTACCTCCAATAACCTGCAATTGAACACAATCCCAATTACAAGGTAAATTTGATATGAAGTATTTCCAATCAAAAGGCCAAAACTTTACTGTATCTAAATTTAAATCATCTTCTGCGATTATACATGTTTCCGAAATATTATCATTATACCAATCTATTATACTTTGAAATTGGTTAACTAAAATTGAAACATAACAAATATTATCTTTTCTAACATACTTACCGTATTCTGCAACTGTTAATTTTGATTTCCATTCATCAAAATTATGTGGTCCATACCTATCTGCGGAAATACGAACATAATCTATAATTCCATACTTCTCAAAGTGTTCTTCCATATATATTTTTCTATCTTCTCTCTTGTCGAGATTTAAATATCTAATATGGGGAAGGCCTTCCAATTTAGAATGGATTTTAGTTTCATTCATAACGATTGTCTTTCAATGAACTCAATTTATTTAGTAAATCATTGTTATCTTGAATACTAGTTACAATGAATTCAAAATGATCGATATTATTTTTAGTAATAAAAAAATCATTAGGTTTTCCATACATAAAAAAATCTTCCAGAGAATACCTATCCCTTAAAGTTTTCCACCACAATTTTACAGCTCTATCCGTAAAATGTAAAGCAGGAAAATCTTCATTTCTTACTATTTTATGAGAATAACTACCTATAGTTGTATTTTGGGTTATTAATGGCAAACAATATGTTTTTCCACAATGCCCCATAATATAATCAAATGACATATTTGGATGTCTCCATTTATTATTTTGTAATGAAGAGTGTTCACCAAGTTTACACCTTTTATAATTTCCTATTCTTTTTCTTAAATCAAACTTACCATCGGTGGTTGTCACTCTTACTATTTTTTCGACATATTTTCTATTCAATAAAGCACCACCCATAGCATGATCTGGCAAAATTGGATGTAAAAAACAGGGTATTAGTTCATTATTTTCAAATGATATTAGTATACAATCCCAATCAAAGGGGATTGTATTCATGAGATGTTCCCAATCAAAGTGCCAATAATCAATGTAACTCAGATCATAATCATCTTCCATCAAAAGAATTTGATCCTCATCAGTAGTTTCTAACCAAGTTTTTAAGAAGTCTAAGTAAGAAAAAGTTCCCGCACACTCTATAATGTGTAAATTTGGTCTTGGTGAACTATAAACATCATTCAATATCAATTGATTCTTCCATTCATCAAAATTTTCATATCTATATTTTGATGTGGAATGTCTTGTATAATTTTTTATTTTATATTTTTCATATTGAGTTTCGGTATATTCTCTTCTATCTGGCCTTTCATCAAGATTGAGGTAATATATTTTTGGAAGTCCTTTTAGTTTATTATTTAAATTCATAAATTTACAGACCAGAAAATTTAGAATCGACCCTAAGAATTAAATCATTCGATTTTCCATAACTAAAAAATTCTTCTAAAGTATAATTGTCTCTAAGTATTTTCCACCATTTATGATAGAGTTCTTTTATATGAGAATAAAATTCGGGAAAATCCACCCTCATAAAATTACTATCATAAGACCCAAGATTCGGGTTTAGATATATCAAAGGGATAGAATATCCTTTTCCATTTTTTGAAAAAACATAATCTGGAACTAATCCAAGAGTACCAGATTGTTTTGTCCATTTATTAGAAGATACCATTTGATGAAAATTTACTTTTCCTTCATTAGTGTAGTGAATTCTGATTAATTTTTCAGCATACCCTCTATTAATTAATAGAGGACCAGTCCAACTTCTATCCATCGTAGGATGTAAAAAACAAGGAATTCCAGTTCCATTTGTAACCTCAAATTGAATAACATCCCAGTCATATGGTATGTGATTCATGAGATATTCCCAATCAAAGTGCATGTATTCTATCATGCTCAAATCATGGTCATCTTCCATAAGAATAATATATTTCTCATTGGTAGTCTCAAGCCAATTTTTAATGGTTTCTAATTGATTTAAAATATGAGCAGTCTCAATTACATATTTTTGATACTTTAATTCTCCATAATCATAAGGAAAAGTATCTTCAAAAAAGTTCCAGTCGGGATTTAAAATTACTAAATGTTTCCAATCATCATAATTTCCAGGAGTATATTTAGAACTAGAAACTCTTTTATGGCCAATTTTCCAAAAATCAAACTGAGATTCCATGTATATTTGTTTATCCTGTCTGGAATCTAAATTAAAATAGTATACTTTTGGTATACCTTTTAATTTATCGATCATTTTCATTTAATTATATGTACCAAGTTATAACAGAATATCTAGTACCTTCCGTAACTGGCATTATTTCGTGAGGATACATAAAATTTGATGGGAATACAATTACAGATCCCTGACCGGCTTTAATTACAAGTTCTCTATCAAAGAAAGCAAATTCTCCGCCGGAGTAATTATCATTGATACACACTGAACAAGAAATACTTCTCTGTTGTTGCAAAAATGAGTCCGTATGTTGTGTGTAAAATTGGCCACTTTCGTAACGAAGAAGATCATATCCAGTGTCAATACTGGGACAAAAGTCTGGAAATTCTTCGGAATACCTTTTAACAACTTCTAAAAGTTGTTGATGTAGTTCAACATCGATGAATTTCCTTATTTCAAAATTTTTATCTATAACCTGAGGATCGGAAATTTGCACAACACTACAATTTCTTATATTTGAATTTACTATTCCTTCCCCAACCATAGTAGCATTCCAGTGGTCTCCACTAGTATATTCGTTTAGAATTTTATTACATAGTTCTGTAGTAACAATATTATCGTAAACCTTAATAAAATCTTCTAATTTTCTAGTAGACTTATATGTTACTATAGAAGGAGACTCTTTTGTTTCAATAATTTCTTGAGTTTTTGATTCTGATTTTTCAAATACTTCTTCTTTATCTGGGGTTCCAATCTTACCTTTTTCTCTATTATCAAAATAAGCATAAGAACATTCACCACGACTTCTTACATAGTGCAAAAAAACCTGGGAATAATAACTACCTTGATATTCATCTCTCCAATGAGGTGCAATGCGGCCGAGATAAAGCATTGCATCTCCAGGATTTAGACTTACAAATTTTTTCTGTTGTTGTGGAGTCTCAATCCAAATTGGCCAAGGGTGATCACCATCAAGGTGCAAAGTGAGAGAAATTTCACAAGCATCTCGATCAGTATGTTTTTCTAAAACAGATCCTTCCTTATACACCCTTGCATAAGAGTATGTTGGTAGTACTGTTTCTTCCAACAAAGTGGAAACCTCTGGAGTTTTTTCACATAATAATTCTAAAAAAGATATATGATTATAAATTGCGTGAGAGTTTGGGGCTTGATTGTCACCAGGAAACTCATTATTTTCACAATGGGTTTTGAATTCTTCTGATAAAACTTTTGCTCTATCAGAAGAAATAAAATTCGGAATTACCAAGTAGTTGTTTTCAATTAATTTAGAATTCATGAGTAAATTATATAAATCTAGTTTTATTTAAAATCAAAGGTCGGCAAGAAGTTTCTCAAGATCGTCTTCAAGTTTTAAAGCAATAGCATCTTCATCAGTTTCAGAGTCGGAAAGAAGAGTTTGCATATCAAGTTCAAGATAAGCTTCTCTGATCTTTGCTTCTTCTTCTTCTCTTATTCTTTGAAGTTCTGCTTCTGCTGCTGCAATTGCTTCTTCTTCTGCGATTCTAGCGGCTTCCTTAGAATTTTCCCAAAGAGAAATAGCCTCTTCAAACACACCCAGTTTTTTAATAATTAAATTAGGTACTGGTTTTTTAAACTCTACTTCACCATAAGGCGATTCTTCGCCAAATCCATATTCTCCATCTTCATCGGGATCTCCATACCACTGAAGAGCATGAAATTTTCCCCATGTTTTTTGATCATAGCCTTCTACCCAACTAAGATCATCGAAAATACTTAGATCAGCATGGTAACCAACACCATCTTTAATGATCATATTATCAGATCTGACTATCGTTAGTCTCATTGGTTTCTTCTCCTTGTAAAATATTTTGAGATGTTAGTGGAGTAACGTTTACTGGCAAAACATTTTGTTGCATAAGCCCCTGAATATATAGGTCTCGATTTTGTTCATTGGCTTTTACAACTTCATTTCTAAATGATTCCACAGCAGCACTGGTATGTCTTTGTTGTTGAGAATTTTCAATCGTCATAATAGGCATCCAAGTTACTGCACAACCCCACTCATCAATATCTTCACCAGTATTTGGATTCATTCCACGAACTCTCATGAACCAAGAACATTTCAATCCAATACAATCTTTTCGAATAAGAGGGCAAAATTTACCTTGTTCTAATTTCATAACTCAAAAGATAATTACTAAAATAATAACATGAATTAACTAAAAGTGCAATATATCACACTAACGTATTGTACACTAAAATCAACACTAGTATTGATTGGTCCACTAGCAGAACTTAAAGCAATTGGATGAGCATGAGCACCACTATTTCCAAAGTTTCCCGTATTTCCAGAGTTTGCAACTCTTGCAGGTCCTCCACCAGCAGCTTGAACGTTTCCGCCAGCGTTAGCGGGGTGGGCGTGTTGAGGGACAGTATTAACATCTAATGTTGTATTTCCACTCGATAGACCATTGATAGTAACTGGTACTGTTCCAGTAACTGGTCTAGAAGCCATTGTAGTGGTAAAATCATTGGTGCCTCCTGAATTTGCTGCAGCACCACTAACAACTCTTAGGGCTTTGTTATTATGAACAGTAGCGGCAGCTACCCAACCAGTAGGAGCAGCTGCTTGGTAAAAAACAGCGTTAGATAATTGTGGAAATATTCCGTACTTAGAATTGAGAACAGTAAGATCACTAAATTGTATTCCAGTTGTAGTTAATACTGCAGCCATATTTTTTCTCTACTTTTTTTTATTTAGTCAAATCTACAAATGTTGCAATCTACATATTGTATTGCCATATTTACAGGTGATGATCCTGGACCTGAAGCAGCAGTAAAAGCAACGGGGTGATTGTGACCACCACTATTTCCAAAGTTTCCAGTGGTTGTTGAAGGAGCAGTTCCACTCGATGTTCCCTGTGATGGGTTTGGACCATTTCTAGCTTCAGCACCACCAGCATTCAAACCATGGGAGTGTAGAACCATAGTATTTATATCTATAGTGGTGCTATTTACTGCAAGTCCACTAATTGTAACTGGTACTGTTGCACTAAAAGTTTGTGCAGCAAAAGTACCACTAAAAGTGTTTGTTCCTGCGACAGTACCACCATTTCCACCAGCATTTACAACTCTAAGAGCTCGATCATTTATAGCTAATGTAGTCCAACCACTAGGAGCTGCTGATTGAATAAAGAGCATGGGAGTATTTGTTTGTGGAATAATCCCATACTTACTATTTAATACATTACCGACAGCAAATTGTATCCCATCAGCAGTTAGTATCGCCATTTCAAATATCTCCTAGTTATTTTTTTATTTATTATCCATTAAATGAACATATAATAACATCGGCATACTGAACTCGCATATCGATAGATGCACTAAAAGGTCCGTTGGCCGAGGTAATTGTTACTGGATGAGTGTGAGCACCACCATTTCCATAGTTGCCAGTAGTGGATCCAGGATTAACTACCGTGGCACCACCACCACCAGAAGCAGAAGAATTTCCTCCATTATTCGCTGGATGCCCATGAGAGGGAATGGTATTCACACTAAGAGTAACAGGTCCTAGAGAAAAACTCATCGATACTGGGACGTTTACACTAACGGATCTATTAGTTAAAGCTGCACTAAAGGCATTTGTACCACCTGCGGTCCCTCCAGCTGCACTAGGAACACTAACTATTCTTAACATTTTATCATTTTGAGCAACTGCTGTCCATCCTGTTGGAGCAGCTTGTCTATAAAAAAGTGTATTAGTTCCAGATGGAAAAGAAAAACTAGCTCTACCTGTGGCACTAGTTCCATTACTAAAATTAATTCCTGTTGCTGTAAGTACCGCCATTTATATAATCAGAATTTCTCTTTCCTTTTATTTATATGTTTATACAAATCCCGAGTGATATAACCATCCAGTACAAAGATACTTAACTACTCCTTTAGGAGGCATAATTCCCCTATGAATATAATTCCATGTTGCTGGAAAAAATATTATTTTACCTTCTTCTGGTTTCACTTTTGTTCCATCAACAAACTCGGTTTCCCCACCAGGGCCTTCAACAGTATTTAAATACCAAATAAAAGTAAGCATTCTGACACCATCCGAAACATTCCAATGAGAATCATGATGCCAACTATAAAACCCCTCTCCACCTATCGTTCTTTGAATTTGATAACCAGTGTCATTCAAATCCATATCCATGGGATTAATTGGAAAATTGTTTTTTAAGTATAATCTATATTCTTTTAAAGAATCAACTAAAGATTCATAAAAAACTTTATCTTCTTCTTTCCACCCATTGATATATGTAATAGAAATATCGGTAGATATTTTTGTATTAACGTCTACCCCGCCCAAAGTTTTGCCGGAAGTTTTCCTTAAGTCTCTTTCAAATTTATAAATTACATTCTTACAGAATTCACTATCAAGTGCATTCTGTTTTTCCCATATAAACTTATTCATTATTTTTTTGGACTTGGTTTTGATTTATCACAAACATTACAATAGTATGAAAACCCCTCTCTGAAGTACTTCACAGGTTGGAAGTTATCTTCATTAAGTGGTTTAGTCTCTCCGCACTTATCACAGATTCGGTTCTTTTCTTGACTGTTTTCTGACTTTTTTGAGTTCTTTGAGTTCCATTTTAATATTCTTGTAAGCAGTCTCAGCATCAATCTTTCCTCCCATTTCTAGGGCGCAAATAATATCAACTCTGGTTCCAAAGTGTGACAGGGCTTTTTCAAAGCAATCTAATTCTTCATACATCGTATTGAATTCCACAACGCTCGGCAATAATATCTATGCGAGCATCAAGAGAGTTCTCAAGTTCATAGAGAGCATTAGTCATCCCAATGTTTTCTTCTTCTAAGACTTTTACACGGTCTTCAAGTTCCTGAAGTCTCTGAAAGACTACATCACCAGGCGTAGGTTCTGCGAACCCCCACTTCTGAAAAAACCAATAAGGATCTTGTTTAGTCATAATACATTCACGGACTTCAAATAGTTTCTATAAGCCATGAACCTGCGAAGTGAAGGTTGTCCTGGTATTGGGCCTAGACTTTCGCAGATCTCACAGTAACATAACCAATCATACCAAGGTGTTGTCGGATCCAGTGCTGGATGCGGACTTGTTTGTGTGTAGTTCTTTAAGGAGTTTAGCCAGTTCTGGAGTTTCATCCCATTCCCATACTTGATTGTGCGTTGGATCTTTCTTTTCAATCGTATAAGTTCTCTTCGTCATTTGTAATTTCTCCTTCGGTAATTTTGAGATGTTTTTCTATAATTTTTTTTCTTATGAGAAGATAATAAATTTTATAAGCGGGAAAATTATTATCGGGATCTAAAGAAATTGTTACTGCATGTTTCCACAATTTTTTAAGTTGTTCATCCAAAATAACTATTGATTTTTCGTTTGTTGTTTCCTCTTTCATAATAACAAAAATATTAATATTATTTTATTATATAGAGAATATTATGTCAAGGACTTTTTTATTGAGATATAAAATAAACTACACCAGAAGAAAATTCCTTATATTCATTAGAAACTGGCAAAAGAGGAAATCTTTTAGCGGATAAAATATATTCCGAAATACGTTTTTTATAACTATCATTAAAAATATAATTATTTTTTATTTCTGAATGATATTCATCAATATAAGAATCATCGGAAAGTTTTCTTTCACAAATAACTTGAAGTGCTTCTTGATCGGAAGATGCTATTACATACATTGTTCCAATTTTTTCCGGAACCCAATAGTCAATTATGTATAAAAATTTCATTTTCTTCGTCAAATTTCGGGGAGTGGTGATCCATCTTTAATCTCAATATAGATTGCAGGAGGAGAATCGTTCCAGTGACGAATCACCCCAGCCACAATAAAACCATTAGTGACCAGGTAAGAAACAAAAATAAAGGTGCGTATCCAAGCAATAGTATCAGATTCTCGGTCGCATTTAGATGCCTTTTCTCCAAGTGCTTTAGCCCACCAACGCCAGATTGTCTTCCTCTTCTTCGTGGACTGATTCTCTAAATTTGACATATTCCAGATCTTTCCATTGTTTGTGATAACATAAAACTAACAATCTTTCGTTGCGGTGTAAACAACAGGCCTCATAATTAACACAATCTTTAGGACGAACATTAACTTCTATTGTAATGTAGTCATCACATTTAAAATAAACCCAACCTTCAACTCCTTTTGTCCACCTAACATAATCGTTGACTTTGGGTTCATACATTAGAGTTTTCCTCCTACCGTACCTTCATGAACTGCTTCGGGTTCAGGCCAACCTTCCTGCCGTCCTTTAAGATAAAAACGGGTGCCTGATATACATGAGTCTTCAGTGAGAGCCGAGACCAATCCATTTCCTTCTTTGTCATAACTATCCCAGAGAAATTTTCCTTGTTCAACACGGAACGCATCATCAATCCATTGAATTTCTTGCATTTATATCTTTTTAAAGTTGACTCGGACATTTACTTACCACCATAGCAATGGCAGCAGCTTCAATAGCAGGAGAAGTGGAGATTACTCTCCTCACATTTGACCCGCCATATTTATCGTTAGCCTTACTATAGGCAACTAGAACTGATCGCAGAGTGTCCATACCTTTATTACGATTCGCACAAAAGTCTACTGCGACAGTATTCAATAGTGTCAGTAAAGTTAGTTCAGCCATCCCCTTTAATACTTAAGGTGTAATCTTTCTTTGTTAGTTTATGTTGTTTTACGAATCTGTCAACATGATCTTTACATTCAAACCAACAGATTCGTTTTTCTTTACCCTCCTTCAGATCCACTCGGAAGATGAAGGTTTCATACGGAAATTTTTCGTCAGTCATTAAGTGGGTTGTTCCTGCCTTTGAGTATAGACCACATCAAAGAGTTCGTCAAGTATTTCGTTACACTCGTGATACTCTTTACCATCAAGCAAAGTCTTCTCGAATTGATAACGACGAACTGCAGTGAAGATTAGTTTATATTGTTCGGGTGTAAAGTTCATTATTCTCCAAGTGTGTGAATGACAGGTTTTTCGTGGGCAAGGATATGATAAAGGTCTGGGTTCTTTGCTGCTGATACAGGAACAAACTCCGTCTCAGGATTAAACTCTTCATCACGAATTGCCTGGTTAATGACAATGGAACCTTCCTCCCCAGAATAAGACCGATGGAAAGTCATTTTAGGGATCACCAGAGCCCCAGAAGAACGATTGAGATGAACGATATGATACGGATAACGCCATTCTGGGTTTACCAGTTCAAATGTGCGAATACCAGACAGAACACGATTATGATCTACCTGGTGATAATGAATATAAAATTGTTTAGCTCCTACAATATCATCAGGTGGTGAAATAGCAGCACCAGTATGAATTACAAGATCTTGTGCGTTTGAGTTTTCTACAGAGATGTCATAGAATACAACTGCATCTGTTTCCCTGAATACTCTATGTTTTTTAAAGTGAACTTCGCTCATCAGTCGTAGGTGTTTTGCTCCTGTTGCAATCTATCTATATAAAAATAAATGGTAGCATTTGAATACTGAAATTCTTCAAATCTATGAGGTTTTTTCTCCTTCATCTTGGTCAACATATTAATCCAGTCGTATCGTTTGTCAACGACCCAACCATAATGTTGTTCATCCTGAAAAAGATCATACTTAGTTTTCATCACTCAAACTCCCGAGTCCTGTTAATCCTTTGAACTGGAGGGGTATAAGGGGGAATAACCTCACAAGTCACACGAATATCAGAACCTTTGGTTGCTTCAGCCATCTCACGATAACCAAGACCAACATAGATCTGTCCACCGACTACGGCAACTGCCATGGATCCCCAGAAATAATAATACCACTTAGTTTTTACTTGGTGGCGTAGAATCTTATTGACTTTCATTTGAATACAGCGGTAACTCCGACTACTTTGGCATTAGGATTGCGGGCAAGGGCAACTTGTCTTGCTTCTTGATAGTCACGGGCTTGTACTTCTTCTTTGAAGACCTTACCTGCAACATAAAGGGTAACTTCACATTTCATTTTAAATAATGTTCTTTATCAGTATCAAATTCAATCCATTTAGCATCTTTCATATTAAGGCACATTAGAATTGTCTCATGTTCCCGATGTTCTCGTGGTGTACCACGATACAGGTATCTCCTTTGATACGCACAACACCAGACATTATAATAGATCTTAGCTTTTTCAGAAAGAGCCATTTCCTAGTCGTTCAAAACAAACACTGTTAAACTTACCCTCTACACCGCGAAGAATAAGTTTGGTGTGGGAAGACTTTATAATTATTTGTTGAACAAAGTAAACTCCACCAGGAACTAACAGATGTTCTGGATCTGTATTATTTCCCCAAGCAACTTGTTCTTTAGAACACCCAACAAATTTTACAAAGTCTCCCTCTTTGATTTCACCATAAGAGAATTTTGGAATCTTAAGATCTTTCTTCACTTCTTTTCCTCTTTTGGTTGCACTTTCTGTTTGGTAGGATCTGCATAAGGGACTCGTCCCTCTTTCTCGTACATCAGTATATCATACTTAAACTTGCACTCATGGGGTTTCTGATTGCAAAGAATCAGTGTGTCATTGATTGCACGATGAGATCCAACGGCAGAACCAAGTGAACTTCCTAAGAGCAATGTAAGTCCAAACATCCCAATGTTTTTAAGATTTAAAGAACGTTCAACCATAATGAATTTCAGAAGTCTTTTTATTCTAATGTATTTCATCTGGCCAGTCAACCCTGCCAGTATAATCTCTAAAAATCCATTTACCCAATGAATTCGTTGAAACTATTAAATCAGCAGAAATAACTTTTTTCCTCTTATAAACTGTGAAAAGAGAACTCCAATTAGAAATTGATTTAACTACCGTTTTTGAATAACAACCCGCCATCAGATCAAATACATTTTCAAAGATTTTTATAGTTCGAAGTAAGTATTTTATTTTAAATTTTTCTTTTGGTATTTTATTTTGATGTAAAGTTATAAACTTCTTAAGATAATAAGACTTATCAATTATATTATTTGGATATCTATCATAATAATATGAATAATACTTTTTAGGAATGTCAGAACTAATATAGATTTTTTGATTAGGATTTTCTGAAAGAATAAAATTATCAATCAAATTAAAATAATCAGAGTCTGGTATAATTTTATACCTATTAACCCAATCAAAATCATTATTAATATTTTCTGATTCAAAAAATATTTTTTGTCTGTTTTTATCTTTTTTTAATAACATATCATAATACTTATATTTTCCAGAATTTCTATATTCTTTTCCCAATCTATTTTTATGAAAATTTTCCCAATAAGAATCTATTGTTTCCTTTGGTAAAATTTTTTCTATTTCATTCAAAAATTTTTCAGTGGGATATGTACCCAGCCCTCTGCGTAAATGTATGCAACAAACATCGGAAAACTCATTTTCCATAAAATTAATAGCTGTTGTCAACTTTAATTTTATTTTAGATACACAATTGTGCAGTATTTCTTTATATGTTATATTTTTATAATCAAAAAAATGATATAAGTGATCAAAACAAGAGATAGAAAAGTCAAGATAATAATAAGTATTTTCAGAACTATTTTTATAATCAAATTGTTCTGTTAAAAGAATGTCTCTAAATTTTTCACACGTTATTGGAATTAGTTGATTATTAGATGATTTTAAAACCGAAACATCTTGAGCTGTAGTATTTGGCAAATTAATTAATAATAGTTCAGGCCAATAGTTATCTTCCACAATTATTTCAACATCTTTAATAATTGTAGAAAAATAATATGCTAGACTCCAAATAGCAATTCTATCTCCAAATCCACTGTCATGTTCAAATAAGTTATTACCCGCCCATGGTTCAAAACATATTAGTTTTATGGACATTAGTGTTCTCTTTCAAGATCTAAAGTTACGCAATGAAAAAATCCGGCTAGGGTTCTACCATGTCTCCAAGGGAGCATTGCAGATTCAATACCGTATTTTTCCAGTTCTTTTCTAGTTTCATGTTGGTGTTCTTCCAAAACTACTAGATTGGGATTAATACTAATAAGATTCAAATTCCCCCAAGGAGAAGCGTTATTATAACTGGCATAGTATCCAGTATCATAAGGTTCTGGAGCAAAAATAACATCCCAACTTCTAAAAGGTTCCGGGAGATCATCTTTAGATTTAACTCTAGATGGATTAACCATCACTAAACCTTCCCTCAAAAATGCAACTGTACTATCGATGTGAACATAACTGTATACACCTTGGAGTAAATGTACTCTAACTTCAGATCCTACAAGTTCTTGAAGTAACTCTGCACCTTTTATGTTACCAGTATTTGAAACAAGATAGAGGAGATCATTATTAGCTCTAATGATATTGGCAGCATCAAAAGCAGGAGAAGATTCAGTTAAAGAAAGAATGTCTTTATTTCCAATACAATCTTCAGTGTACAATTCATCTTCACAAGAACAAGGAATGTGAATTAAATTGTCAAAATGGTGTGCAAAAGACTTCCAATTATTTTTTCTAGATCGTAAAGGCATTGGAGTTGCAATAGACAAATCTCCATGAGTAAAAATACAATCTCTGGGACAAAAATTATAATATTCTGTTTCTTCTCTATTGGGTCTGACTACTTCTATTTGTTGACTTTTTAAAAATTCAACAAAAGTTTCCAAGTCTTCATTAGCTTCTTCAATTACTTGTTGTGGATATTCGCCAATAACTACATCAATTACATCTTGTTTATCGGCATAATTAACAAATCTTAGAGACCTATCCATTTCAGGAACTCTAGCGTAATCTGCAACTCCTACGAGTACTTTTTTTAGAGGATCCCACTCATTTCTACTAGTCATTATTTTTAATAAATTCTTTTTCTAATTCTTTTGCAAGTTTCATCGCTCTTCTCCACATTAAATATTTTACTATGGGATTACGAGGATTATTTAATAACCACCATTTGGTTTTCCCATACTCAAATTTCAAAAGTTTAGTAATAAAATAAAATGATCTTGCAACACTATCATCAGTTATGATAAAGTATGCAGCTATTACAAAGAGAAAAAACCAAATAGAATAATATTCCATATTAATGCCAACGAAGAGACTTTAAGTATTCCAATACGGTATCTCTCACATCCATGAGCTCATGATAACACTTTTGATTATGGGCACATTGTCTAAGTTCATGATCTGGTTTATATACACTTTCCACAAATAAATCTAATCCTCTATTCCACTTATCCTTTTTGGATTCTCCATCATGTGTGCAGTAAGGTTGTGACATTAAACTTGCTCCAAATCTTCTATGGATGATACTGGTACTTCGTGTTCTGCAATTCGGTAATAATGTTCACCTTCTCGTATACCAAGATACTCGATATCATCACAATTATATTCTCTTAACCACGCTTGAAGACGCAAATGCATCAACTCCGAGGCGTTTGGGACATTCATAGATAATCACTAAACACTTAGTAATTATAAGTTATTTAGCTTATTTGTCAAGTTTAAGTTCTGATAGATTTAATAAACCAAAATCTGATATATTTAATAAAGTATAGTTCAACAAGTCTGTGGAAGGAGAATGTCCCATTGATAATCGGTAATATTCAGAAAACAAAACCCAAAATGAATAACAATCATATATGATATCTTTTTCACAATTGCATAGAGAAAATAAATCCAAAAGGTAAGTAAGCATGTGCATATCAGATTTTGATAAATCGTTTCCAAAAAAAGAAAAAAATTCTGTAAGTAGATCATCTCTGTTTATAATTTTATTTGGATATTTTTCTTTATAGTGTTGTACGTATTTTGTTTTTACATTACATGATAGATAAAATTTTTGTTCTGGATTTATTTCCAAAATTTTATCTATTTTTTGAAAATAAATTTCATCCGGTATAAATTTATTTTTCATCTGATTTTTTAAATACTGAGAAACATTTTTATACAGATCAACATTACCTTGCCAATAATCTGAAATAAAATCTTGCCTGATATTTTCAGGGAGAGTGTTAATATCTTCCATTGTCATAGGTATATGAGTTCTTCTAATATAAAGACCCATATGCCCTTTAAGTTTGTTTCTTAGATAATTATTTGCTTCTTCTGAGGATAATTTTATTTTACTAATTTCTTTCAACAGTTTGAACTTCATTTTTATAAATTCATCAAAAGATATATCGTATTTTTCATATCTAGTTTGATGATATTTAACTTCAAACAACAATAAATCATTACATAAACTAGTGGAATATGAAAAAGATGAATGGTCATTTAAATAGTCAAAATTTCTTTTAATAAAGAAGTCTAAAAAGTTTTTCTCAGTTAGAGGAAAAGAATTTGATAACTGTTCTTTTTTTATAGAATCAAATGAAATTTGATCTGGAAATTTTATAAATTTACTTTCCGGCCACTTTTCTTTCTCTAGGACAATGTTAAAATTGTTTTCGCTTACTATACTTAAAACAAGAGAGTACATCAAAAAATTTAACCTATGTCCTAATCCAACATCTACTTCTTTAGTTTGGTGATTAACAATGCAATGGTTAGCTCCAAAATGAGATTTAGGTAAAATCCAATACAAAATTTTTTTATCTTGCATATAATTTGAACTAATCTCTTTTAATTGGTATAAATTCCACTTGAGTTTTCCATTTAAATCCAGGAGTTTCCCAAGTTTGGTTGTTATTATAGATTCTATTATTGTTTACCAGTTCTTCCTCAGTAATATCAGAGTCATCGGAAGGAACATAATCCGCAAAAGTACTTCCGGAATAAAGTTCTTCAAGCCTCAACTTACTTGGGTAATGTTTTAGAAGAGCTCTTGCAGATAACCTGACTTTTTCAGGTACATCTACAATTTTTTTGGAGTCCATTAAGTCAATAAGAAACTCTCTAGTAGCGAGAAGAGAGTTGTGTTCTTGTTGTGGTAAAGTCATAACTCATCTGGCATACTGCTCAATAATAAATAATACCTCATTTAAGTACTTGTGGGCAAGTTCTTTCTCTTTTTTGTATGGAGTTGGTTCTTGATCTATTCTATTCTTTAGATTGAGAACTCTCACTCTCATTTCATCTCTGGTGATCTGATTCCGTGGCATCGTCAAAAAATCCGCGCCTTCTATATAGGCGACCCTGGCAGTCAAAAATTTTACCGGAAATTTTTCCCCCGAAAAATGAAATCAGTCCTCAGTTTCAGTTTTCTGGTGTTTCTTTTTACATGCACCACGAGCCCATGCACGAGCAAGGCTATTAACGTGTGAACATGGTTTCTGTTTCTCCCCGCAGTAAGGACATGAGGCGTCTGGGGGATCCGCAATGTATCCTTCAGGCGTGTACATCCTTATTTTCTTTTGATTCTGTGATTGTTTTCTTTTACGATGATTCATGACAGATTAAGAGGTTCCAGTTCACTCTCAGGTAATTTAAGTTGACCCTCTTTCAGTTGTTTTGGTTCTTCAACTTTCCAAGATCCACCAACACCACCATCCATATTCACGACAATCTCATTGGTGGGAAGTGCCTTAGGCATCTCAACATCAATCACTTGACCCATCAGATGATTGGTGTTCTTGATATAAGTCCTGTTAGGATGCATTTGAGCCAGATTATGGGCGTCCAATTCATTACCGCAGTCAGCAATTTTCTTCCCAGTCCTCTGGTCAATCACTGACCAATACTCTTCGGGCAAATATTTATTCATAGTTAAAATCCCTTTGATTTTGTTTTGGGTTTCTTTTTATCAAGAACTTCAAACAGATCTAGTTGACCAGTGGATGACCATTGGAACCAATAAACCTGGGCATCCTCCCAGTTATCAAACTCCATCGTCTTTCCGTTCTTAAAGAATAATTTATAGTCATGTCTATTATAAGGTAAATCAGAAGTTTGTGCAAAAGTTTTAATTGTCATAATAAAAGTCCTTTCAAAAGATGAGTAGCCTCAGAGAACCTATCAACATAATGAACTAAGTCCATATCTTCACTACTAATGAATCCATTATCAAGCATTTCTTCCTCAATCCAATGTTTGAGTGTTCTCCACATTCTACCAACACAGATAATTGGTTTCTTATCCATGTGACTGACTTGAACTAACTGATAGATCAATGCCATTTCTAGGAGAGTTCCTACACCACCAGGAGTAACGATAAACGCATCGCACTCTGCGAATGTCTTAAGTCTGGAGTAGAAAGTCTGGTGTTTTTCATACTCCTGAACATACTTATTAACTCCTTCCTCAAAGGGAAGATAGATTGCTTCTGCAATAGAACAGAGGTGATCTCCACCGCATCCTTCTATTGCACCCTTATTGGCGGCTTCCATAGTTCCAGGGCCGCCTCCAGTTACTACTGTCCAACCTTGTGCAGAGATATTTCTTCCGAGTTTTTCTACTGCCTTATAGAGATCGGATTCCGGATTCGTTCTTGCAGAACCAAAGATTGCTACTTTTTTCATTTAAGTTTATAGACGTAAATGTGTTTACCAGGGGTTTCAATGTACTTTGCATCACCACTTTCCAAAGCATCTTTAACTCTTTGTGCGAAAGGCTTGAGATTTTTATTCCCATACCTATCTATATGATAAGTTCGGATACATTTATCGTGATATATCTTACCATCATAATCAATAACACGACCCTTGGCAGTCATGCCACAATGTTCAAAGTTGGATGCCTTATAGATTGTACCCTGATGATTATGAAACGTGTCTGCGTAGGATACAACAACCTTATATGATGTGTTCTTCTTCAACCACCTCAGAGTTTTTCCAATAAAATAACTCTCAGTATTTCTAGGAGTATTATCAATACAACAAAGACGACGTAGTTCTACAACTTGATCCTCAGAATCTGCATACTTTTTCCAAGTATTAGCCATTCCTAAAGGGCCATAGATCATAGCACCAATAAGATTTTCATTATAAAATAAACCAAAAACATTAGAGATTCTAAGACCATTAACATTAGAAGAATAATGCCAAGTTTCAACAAAGTCTCTAACGTATTGAATGGTAGTAGGTTTGACTACAAAATCCTTTACGTTTACATCCCTGCAGTCAAGTTCTTCAAACAGTAGGGATGATAAAGGATTCATAGTGTTCATCAAATTTTTTCTTTAGTTCGTCCCTAATGATAATTTTAACATCATTTACATGAGAAAGAAAGTCTTCCCATTTATTCTCAACACCAAGATATTTAAAAATAGCTATTCCATGAAGGTGACGAATACCATCCTTCATGTAATCATTCTTTTTTCGATCTTCCCAATATGCATAAATAGGAATCTTATTCTTTTCTGCGGCAGACTCCTTCAATTTAACATTGTTAGCCTTTTTAGAAGAAGAATTATCAGTCGCAGGATTCTTTTTTTGTTCAACAACGATACTAGAGTTCTCCCAATCAGTCTTACATCCAACTCCAAGATGTTTTGCTTCGGGGTCTGGATCCCACTCAGGAATTACTTCTTCAATATAATCTCCAATTAATTGGGCAATACGACTGCCAAGAAACACACCACGATTTTCGGAAAGATCCAGTAGAAAATCATAATCAAACTGAGACACATCATAATTTTGGAGACGAGTCTTCAGGTTGTCAAGAGCAGACATAATAAAAAAAGGAGATCTCTTTAAGAGGTCTCCTTATTATAGTGCGATAGTTCATCCTTGTCAAGGATTTTTTTTCGTTTTTTTGGTGGTCTATAAAGATTTGGCCAGGTATCTCTGATAATTTCCGCCAGTTTGTATGGTGTATCAGAACTAATCACTTATCCGTAATACTTTGATAGTTTTGGGCAAAGATAAGGTCTTTTGCAAACTTCCCTGAATGGAAGAGTATCTAATACTTCCAATTCTTCATTTGAAAGTTCTCCCCAACGGAGATGTGCAAGGATATATTTAAACATATTTTTCTAGCAGTTTTACAATGTTTTGGGTAATGGGTACTCCACCTTCATACTCTTCCAGTTTTTCTCCGTTTTCGTCAACCGCAATCAACACAGGAGTTGCAGTGACTTTATATTTTCTAGCAAGTTCTAGATTTTCTTGGCCGCATCCCTCATCAAGTAGAACTTCTTGGATTTGATCCGTTCTTGAATCATTCATGGCTTTAAAATATTTTTTAACCAGAATACAAGGCCCACAATCCGTCTTTGAAAAGATATACAACATAAAAAAAAAAATTTTTTCTTTAATATTTTACTAAAGTTTTCTTTTTTTGTCAATTTATAATAATAAATTTAATTATCTTTTAAAAGAGATAAAATATAAAATTCCAGAATGATATTCTTTTACTCCATAAAAATATCTACATAATGGAAATCGTTGTGATTTACAAATATTTTTCCAAACTCTGTTTTTATATTTTTCATTATATTCATAATGATATTTAATTTCTGACTCATGCCATCCTGAATCTTTCATTAATTTTTTAGTAGAAATAATTTCAAAAGCTTCTTCATCAGAAGATGCTATTAAATTTAGAACCCCATCATATTCAGGAAACCAATAATCAATTATATACAGAAACTTTATCATAATTCTTTCCACAAAGATGGATGTGTTTTTGTTTCATTTAATCCCGTTAGAGTTACTATTATATCTCCAGAAATAGCAATTCTATGGCCCGCTCTCCTTGTATAACTTCTAACAGCATGATTCAACTTTGATGGAAATATAATTATCTTACCTTCTTTTGGATCAATAATGTGATATCTCCTATTATACTTATTCCATTCTGTTACAATATTATTAACGGTAGATATTTCTAATAGTCCATCAAGATCATTTTGATTTGCAAAACAATTTTCAAAATAAAGTTTATCCGAAGTTTCATCTGCACTAACATAGTATATGAAGGAAAGATCAGAACCAGGATGCCAATGAGATCCCAAGGCAGATATCATATCATATCTGTTTTCATTTATATCCACTTGTTCTTCCGGTTCATCAAATTTACGAATTATCCAAGATCTGAATACATGATATGATAACTTAGTATAATCGATTCCCAAGGAACAAATATATTGATTAAGATTATCTTTTAATGAAGAAAAAAATGTTTTAAATCTAGGATTATTATGTAATAACATAAAGTTTCCATACATTTCATGTTCATAATTATCTAAAGCATCTACACATTCCCCTTTAAACTTTTCATGACAACTTACATCGCCAATGTATAAACATAATGGAAATAAATCAACTATTTCATACATATTACTCTACCAATTATGAATAAAAAATTATTTATTGATCACAAAAAAGACCCTTTCGGGTCTTGTGAAAATCAAAGTGCATTACCCCTTGGAAGTACTTCCTCTGGGAACACGAAGTTCTCATGAGGTTGGTCTACTGGTGCCATCCAAGCACGTAAACCTTCGTTGAGCAAGATGTTCTTAGTATAGAAAGTCTCAAACTCCGGGTCTTCGGCCGCACGGATTTCTTGTGAAACGAAATCATATGCACGAAGATTAAGAGCGAGTCCAATGATACCAATAGAACTAGTCCAAAGACCCATAACGGGAACAAAAAGCATGAAAAAGTGAAGCCAACGCTTATTACTAAAAGCGATTCCAAAAATCTGAGACCAGAATCTGTTAGCCGTGACCATTGAGTAGGTCTCTTCTTCTTGGGTAGGTTCAAATGCCTTGAAGGTATTTGACTGATCACTGTCTTCATAAAGTGTATTCTCAACTGTTGCACCATGAATAGCACAGAGCAGTGCTCCTCCTAGTATACCAGCAACTCCCATCATATGGAAGGGGTTGAGTGTCCAGTTATGGAAACCTTGTAGGAATAGGAGGAACCTAAAAATCGCAGCAACACCAAACGACGGCGCAAAGAACCAAGATGATTGTCCGAGTGGATACATGAGAAACACACTGACAAAAACAGCAATAGGCCCAGAAAACGCGATAGCATTGTACGGTCTAATTCCTACTAAGCGAGCAATTTCAAACTGACGCAACATAAAACCTATAAGACTGAAGGCTCCGTGGAGCGCCACAAAAGTCCAGAGTCCCCCAAGTTGGAACCAGCGGACGATATCTCCCTGAGCCTCAGGGCCCCAGAGAAGAAGAAGAGAATGACCCATAGAATCTGCTGGAGTACTAACTGCCGCAGTAAGAAAGTTTGCGCCCTCAAGATAACTGGATGCAAGGCCATGAGTGTACCAACTCGTAACGAAAGTTGTCCCAGTAAGCCAACCACCAAGAGCAAGATAAGCTGTGGGAAAAAGAAGTAATCCAGACCAACCAACAAAAACGAAACGATCTCTCTTAAGCCAGTCGTCAAGGACATCAAACCACCCCCTTTGTTGAATAGGTTGTTTTAGTGCAGATGAAACCATTTATATCTCCTTTAAAAAACTTAACATTTTGGATAAAAAGAAAGGGGATCTAAGTCCCCAATCTTCCTTAGTATTCAGTTTTTAGATATATCAACCGATTGCAGGTGCGGTGAGTGCAACAGGAGTTGACTCAGCAGCAGCGAGGTCAAGAGGGAAGTTGTGAGCATTGCGCTCGTGCATTACCTCCATGCCCAGACCAGCACGGTTCAGAACATCAGCCCAAGTGTTAATAACTTTACCCTGACTATCAACGATAGACTGGTTAAAATTGAAACCGTTGAGATTGAAAGCCATCGTGGAAACACCAAGAGCGGTGAACCAGATACCAACTACAGGCCATGCAGCAAGGAAGAAGTGCAGTGAACGAGAGTTGTTGAACGATGCGTATTGGAAGATGAGACGACCGAAGTAACCGTGAGCGGCTACAATGTTGTAGGTCTCTTCTTCTTGTCCGAACTTGTAACCGTAGTTTTGGGACTCGTTTTCTGTTGTCTCACGAACGAGACTAGAGGTGACGAGAGATCCATGCATAGCAGAGAAAAGAGAACCACCGAAGACCCCAGCAACTCCCAACATGTGGAAAGGATGCATGAGAATGTTGTGTTCCGCCTGGAAAACAAGCATGTAGTTGAAAGTTCCCGAAATCCCCAGAGGCATTGCGTCAGAGAAGGATCCTTGACCGAAGGGATAGACCAGAAAAACTGCGCTAGCAGCAGCAACGGGTGCGCTGTAGGCAACACAAATCCAAGGACGCATACCAAGTCGGTAAGAAAGTTCCCATTCACGGCCCATATAAGCATAGATACCAATTAGGAAGTGGAAGACAACAAGTTGGAAAGGCCCACCGTTGTAGAGCCACTCATCTAGGGAAGCAGCTTCCCAGATGGGATAAAAGTGCAGTCCAATCGCGTTGGACGAAGGAATCACAGCACCAGAGATGATGTTGTTTCCGTACATGAGTGAACCAGCAACGGGTTCACGGATACCATCAATGTCCACAGGGGGAGCACCGATGAATGCGATGATGAAACAAGTCGTAGCAGCAAGCAGGCAAGGAATCATCAGGACTCCAAACCAACCAACATAAAGACGATTGTCGGTGGAAGTAACCCAGTTGCAGAACTGTTCCCAAGTATTTGATTTTTGTTGACGTGAAATTGTAGCAGTCATTTGTTTAAAAGGATAGTAAGACCATCAGGGAAATGGTGGAGATACTATGCTCCCCGCACCCTTAGCGGGGATATGAGAGACGGATTGGTAACCCTGCCTAGTCTCGGTCAAGCGGCAGGGAATACAATGTTACAGAAGATGAAAATCTCTTAACATTTGTTTACCTATTTATCATACCATGCGGTAAACCGACTGTCAAGCCCTATTCGAGGATGTCAAACCAATGGTCAATCATCTCATCAATCATTGATTCAAAAGTATATTTTGGTTTCCATCCCAAAATATTTCTTACTTCCGATGAATCTCCTCGAAGATAATTAACTTCTTCTTTTCTTAAATATTTTTCATTTTGGATAATGTGATCTTTATAGTTTAACCCAAGAGAATTAAAAGTATATTCACATAAATCCCTAACACTTCTTGTTTGTCCTGTAGATACAACCCAATCTCTGGGCTCAGGATAATTCAAAATAAGGTGCATTGCTCTTACATAATCATAAGAATGGCCCCAATCCCTATATGAATCCAAATTACCCAATTCCAATTTATCTCTTATGCCTAATTTAATTTCTACAGCACCTTTTACAACTTTATTAGTTACAAAGTTTGTTCCTCTTCTTGGTGATTCGTGGTTAAATAAAATTCCATTACAAGCATGAAGTTTATATCCTTCACGATAATGTCTAGTTAAATTAAACCCCATTACTTTTGAACATCCATAGGGGCTTACAGGTCTCATAGGAGTTTCAAGTCGTTGAAAGTTATCATTATCAATACTGTTTCCAAACATTTCAGAGGAACTTGCTTGATAAAACTTTGCATGTGGAACTTTTGTTCTTAAAGCCTCAAGTACATTAAGAACTCCTAAAGAATTTGTTTTAATTGTAAATGAAGGTACATCAAAACTAACTCTTACATGACTCATTGCAGCAAGATTATAAACTTCATCTGGTTGAACCTCTTCAATTATTCTATACAAAGAGTGTTCATCTAATAAGTCTCCATAATGTCCATTAATATGATTGTCAAAAATATGATCAATTCTTTCTGTCTGATTTTCAGCAACAGACAATCTACGAACTATTCCATGAACTTCATAACCAAGTTCGATTAAATGTTCGGATAGATAACTTCCATCTTGACCAGTAATGCCAGTAATTAAAGCAACTTTACTCATAAAAATACTTTATCATTTTCAATTCCAGTGTATGGGCCAGTTTTATATTCATAAACAATAGTATCATCCTCAAGAATTTTATATGTATGACCACCCTCAAATGTCATGGAACAATCACCAGAATTTATTACTTCTTCTGTTAAGAGTTTGCCGTCAATATCATACAAATAAACTCTTACAGACCCTTTAATAATAACCCAAGATTCCTGTGCGATTATTTTTTCAGTAGGAGAATCTTTCCAAATATGTTGATGTGGTTTAAAAGTCTTATCTTTTTCCAATCTAAGAGTAGCCAACTGAAGAAATTGATTCTCTGGAGCAACGTTTGTTCTTTCTACTATGTCGGATACTCTATTAATAATATGAAGTAGTTTCTCTGGATGTTTTTTAGAATAGATACGTTTCATGCAGAAAAAATAATCACTAATATACATAGTATATCTATCTTACTATAAAATGTCAACCAATCTAATGGATGTAAAATTAGATATACACATAACACATAATTGCAATTTGACCTGCGAAAGTTGTTCCGATTTCACAAACGTTGGTTTAAATTGGATGATAACTAAAGATGAATTTGCATCTTGGATAAAAAACTGGAACAAAAGAATTAGTCCAGATCAACTTGAAATATTAGGTGGAGAACCAACATTACATAAGGATCTAGAAGAATTACTGTACATATCAAGAGAATTATGGGGTTCTGAACAAAAAATAACTTTATACACTAATGGTTTTTTCGTACACCTTCATCCAAATTTAGGAAAAGTGTTGAGAGAAACTAATATAAATCTTGAAGTTTCAATACACAGTATAGAAAAACATTATTTAAAAAAAATAAAAGATAATATTTTATTACTGAAGAAATGGAAATCTGAAGGTACTGATATTTTTTTCCTTGATTGTTTTAGTGATTGGAGAAAAATATATAAAGGTCATGGTATTTCAATATTGCCTTACGAGGATAATGATCCCGAGTCCAGTTGGAAAAATTGTTTTACATCTCCATGGAAATGTTTTCAATTATATGAAGGAAATCTTTGGAAATGTCCACCAATAACATATTTAAAAGAACTGAATAAAAAACATGAAATTTCTAAAAAATGGGATCCATATTTAAAATATGAACCCCTAAAAGCCGATTGTTCTGATGAAGAATTAATGAAATTTTGGAATAGTGAATGTATAGATATATGTGCTATGTGCCCTGCTAAGAAAATCAACATAGAAGTAAGAAGAGATCCTCTAATGAGTGTTTCGGAATTAGAAAAGTATTACCAACAAAACACTTAATCGAATATATACTATATCTAAATGAATATAAAATGACTACGAATAAAGATTTAGGCCCCAAAACAACTACTCAAGATCCATGGATAATTGCTATTCATATAACTCATAATTGCAATTTAACTTGTGATAGTTGTTCAGACATGACTAATATTGGTCTGAACTGGATGATAACTAAAGATGAATTTGTATCTTGGATAAAAAATTGGAATGAAAGAATCAAACCAGATCAATTCCATATATTAGGTGGAGAACCAACATTACATAAGGATCTAGAAGAATTCTTATACCTGGCTCGAGAACTATGGGGCCCAGACCAAGAGATCAGATTGATGAGTAATGGATTTTTTGTAGATCGTCATAAAAATTTAGGAAAAGTTCTTAAGGAAACTAATACATCAATCGATATTGGCCTCCATAGTAAAGAAAAAGATTACTTAGGTAAACTAAAAGATAATATTATATTGATGAAGAAGTGGAGAAAAGATGAAGGAACAACAGTAAACTTCATGGACTTCACTGAAGAAGGTTCAGGTTGGAATCCAAGTGGTAGAACTTGGAGAAGAATATACAAAGGTTATGGTGCATCAATGTTACCTTATGAAGACAATGATCCAGAATCTAGTTGGGAAAATTGTTGGATGGATGGTGCAAGATGTTTCCAATTATATCAAGGAAACCTCTGGAAGTGTCCACCAATAACATACTTATCAGAGGCAAAGAAAAAATATGGTGATCTACTATCGGAAAAGTGGGATCCATATCTTGCATACGAACCTTTAAAGCCAGAGTGTTCTGACGAAGAGTTAATGCAATTCTGGAAGAGTGAGTGCCTAAGTATATGTTCCATGTGTCCCGCTAAGCCACATTACATAGATAATCTAAAAAATCCTCTTATGAGTGTCTCGCAGTCCGAAAAATACTATCAGTCTACAGAACCAGTAACTTGAATTGCATATCTATCTCTCATACTAAAATTGTAAAATGCATGTGGTTGGAATCCTCTCCAACCAAAACAATCTCCAGACTTCCATTTACCGAAACAATCATCTTCAATTTGAATAATTTGTCCAGGAAAACTATCTTCTAACATCAAAATATATCTAACTATCTTTTCGATTTTAACGTCATATATTTTTGTGTAAGTGGAAAGTGGATCAGTATGTACTGGCAAATATTTTCCTGGTTTAAATAAATTTACAGCTACAGCAACATTGTTCAGAAAATGAAACTTTGGTTTCACATAATCATGTAAAAAAGTTGGCATAGAACTTGGTTCTTGACAGTTATATAAAGTCATGTGGTTTTTGTCATGTCCACAACTTATATACTTGTCCACAAGATCATAATCTTTATGGGTTGTGAGAAAATAATCCAAATGATAAAATTCGGTTACATCCCATTTTGGTTCTATTCTATATCTTAGTGACATTATGCTGGGGAAAATTCTAAGTACTTTTGAATTAACTCAAGATCATTTTTATTCCTCAAAACAAGGTACTCATTGGCAAAGTGTAGTTCTACTCCACATTCTAGAGCTAAATTGAGAATAGTATTTCTCCACTTTTTTTTATCTGGAAGAGAGAATATACTTAACATAACAATTCCATCTGGTTTTCCCTTAATATAACTTTGAAGATTTGGACACCAATCTAGATACTCATTTTCAAATTGAGAGTCTGAGTAATTAATTTTGTTTTTTTCACAGTAGTCATCAATAACATTTCTTTGCATAGGCAAAGGAATGTTTTTTGAATATTTACTACTCCAAGAATCGTATGTAATAAAATGTCTTCCCGTATTGTCTTCAGAAACATCGGAAAGATAATCTCCAGGAAATCTCAACCAAGCTCCAGGAAGTCTCCTAAGATACGATTCCCCCTCAATTAAAATTCTCATATCCATACTTACTCTAGTAATATCGGTATTATTATTCACATTTCCATGCATATGTTCTTGAAAAAACAAATGACATTGGCCATAATCAAGAGTAACTGGAAAAGAATGTTTGAGACATTCTTCTTCAAATTTTTCTAGAGACCATCTATTGTTTATACACTGTTTGGTAATTTTCCTAGAAATTTTTAAGGGAAGTATTTGCATACTATTACTTTCATAACATTTAGTAAAAGGCATCCAAACTGTTCTTAAACCTTTTCCATTTCCAACCCAAATACCCTGGTGAAAAGCAACTCTACGTGATTTTTTTGATTGATTAGGTTCTACAATTCTTAAAGTTGGATATCGTTGAATTAAATATTTTTTATTATCAATTCTCGATGGAATATACTCTTTCATAAATTCATCTACCATTATCATAAATTCTTTTCTAAGTGATGCTTTATGAAAATGTTTTCTAATTAATGGAAGTTCTTCTGAACTAACTTGGAGATGAAGTTTTTCTAATTCTGTTACTTCTGGTTTTATTTCTTGAATTACGGAAATAGCCCATTCTCTAAATTTAAATTTAGTACTATCATAATTTAGAGTTTTATTATCCCATTCCAATTGCGTTTTTGTTATCATATTTAATTAAAAATTTTTACGTTATAAGTCTTTTCCCATTCTATCATATTACTATGATCGTTGACAATAGGATATCCTTTAATGTTCAAACTAGTATTTAAAAGGATTGGACAACCGGTTTTATTTTTCCATTGAAATAAAAGATCATAAAACTTTGGGTTGTCCTTCTTACTTAAAACCTGAACTCTACTAGTACAATCAACATGTTGTATAGAAGTCAACTCTTTTGATTTACATCTTACAGCAAACTGCATATACTTATTACCACCTTCAAAATATTCCTTGGCATATTCTTCCAAAACAACTGGTGCAAATGGTCTGAACTTTTGTCTTTTTTTTATCTCATTGACTTTATCTTTTATAAAAGGATCTCTAGGATCTGCAATTAAACTTCTATTACCTAAAGCTCTAGGGCCAAATTCCGATTTGCCCCTTGCAATACCACAAACTTTTTTATCTAAAAGATAATCAACAATTTCTTCATTTGTAGAGTTATATCCCATATCATATCCAAGATATGGTCCTTTCCAATCAATGTGTTTTTTCTTATGTGCAAGAACCGATCCAATAGAAGAACCACTATCTCCAGGAGAAGGCATAATCCATATATTATCATAATAATTGTATGCAATTGGATTTGCAGAACAATTCAATGCACATCCGCCCATCACTACAAGATTATCAGACTTAACCAAAGATTTAGATTTCTCTAATACATTTTTGAATAAAATTTCATAAACTGATTGTGTTCCTGCAGCAATATCAAAATAATCCTCTTCCGTTTTAAGATCCGATCTCCAATTTAAACAACCTTTATGAAGATTATTTTTAAACCTAAGATCTTCCCCAATAAAATCATCAAAAATATCACAAGTCAATCTACTAGGATCTCCATAAGCAGACATACCCATCAGAATATATTCTTCTTCGTTTGGTTTCAGTCCGCACCTTTGTGTCATTGCAGAGTACCAAAGTCCGATACTATGTGGATAATTACGTTGAAATTTTAGTTTTAACTTGTTTCCCTGAGCTTCCCAGATTGTGAGTGTTTGAAATTCACCTATAGCGTCAATAACCACCACGCAACATTCATCAAACTCGCTGGTGAAATAACCAGCACAAGCATGAGTATAGTGATGATCATAATACTTGATTGGAACATCAACATACTTTTTGACGTTCTGGATCCAACCCTGGCCCGCAAGAAGTTGTCTAAGTGTTTTCTTATATGGGTTCTCATACCAACATACTAGCTCTGGTTTCCCAAACTTTAGTGCATAGTTGATTATGCCATCATTCAACTGAGAATCATTTTTGACGCCACTAAATCTCTCACTTTCACTTGCAAAAACAAGAGTGTCCTTAACAAAAACCGAAAGTGCAGCATTGTGACTTTCCGATGATATTCCCCAGGTTATCATAAGTCACCAATAATATCTTCCAAGACTTTGAATCTTTTATTTCCTACTAGATGACTATTTCCAATATAAAGTCCATATTCATGAATAATATCTACATTAAATGGTGCATCACCAACGATAGAATAGTTTTTTAAGAATGGTTGTTTAAGTAGATTGCCTGCGACAATAGGTCGATATTCAATTCCATATTCTTCAAATTTTGAGATGAGATTTAAATACGTTTCTTTCTTTTTGCAAATAAACGGAAGACAAAGGTTACTGCTAGTATTATCTTCCTTAGGAATATAGAATTTATCTGGATATTTTTTAAGTAAAGATAACAGTCTTTGATAGTTATTTTTTCTAGATTCGATAATAAAATCTATACGTCTGAGTTGGGAACTACCAAGAACTGCACAGATTTCATGATTTCTGAAGTTAAACCCGTCAGTTGGAAAAAGAAAACTTGGAGAAATGTTGGGATATTCTTCTTGATATTTTTTAAAGTTTTCTGGAGAAGCTTCTCTGGCAATACCATGACTACGTTTCATACGCATCAATTCATATAGTTCCTTATCACAAGTAGAAATCATACCACCTTCAATACTAGTCATATGATGACTGAAATAAAAACTGAATGTGGCTCCCAGAGAATTCGCACCATGTTTCACACCTTGAGAATTAGATACCCCCTGAGCTTCACAGATATCCTCAAGAATTAGAGCGTCTGGAAAAATTTCCTGATATTTATCCAATTCTGCTTCCAATCCAAGAAGGTGAGTAACAAAAATTATTTTGATGTCTGGATGAAGCTCTTTTACTTGTTTTAGTTTTTCGACATCAAAACTAAGAGAATTTAAATTGATATCTGCAAATACGGGTTCAAATCCAGTTTGCAACACTGGAGAAATATTAGTAGACCAAGTACATGCAGGCACTAATACTTTATCTCCGTTTTTCAATCCATACTTTTCTTTCACTGCAGATAAAAGTAGGATGTTTGCGGAACTACCAGAATTTACATAAAGGGAATATTTGGATCCCAACCATTGATTCCATTCGGATTCAAACTTTCTCACTTTTTCTCCATTAGTAAATCTTTTGGTAGTGAGAATAAATTTAATCATTCTTAGTTTATCGCCCCAAGTTATGATATCATCCATCAAGGGCCAAATATTTTTAGTCATATCAATTCAATAAAGAAAAAAAGAGGAGGTTTCCCTCCTCAAAATATTTATTAGACTGCCAGAGATGGAATATTTTGTTTTACGTATTCAAGAACCTTTTCAGGAGAAGACCATTCATAAGGATCGGACTCTGCGTTATCTGTAATACCATCTTCCATAAAGATCTGTTCGATCACACCGTCATTGATTACTGCAGCATAACGCCAAGAGCGAGCCGCGAAACCAAGGTTACGTTTCTGAACAAGCATACCCATGGCAGTAGTGAACTCACCGTTACCATCAGGAATCAGTTTGACTTTCTCAATATTCTGATCTTTAGCCCATGCGTTCATCACAAAGGCATCGTTGACAGACAGACAATAGATTTCATCAATACCCTGTTCTGCAAACATATCATAGAATGCTTCGTAACCAGGAAGTTGATAAGCACTACAAGTAGGGGTAAATGCACCAGGAAGGGCAAACAGAACTACTTTCTTTCCGTTGAAGAGTTCCTCAGTAGAACGAGTCACAAACTCTCCGTCTTCACGGAACATAAAGTCCACTGAAGGGACTACAGATTTTTCTTCAGGAGCTAGTTGAGGCATGTTTTTGTTTTAATTCAGGATTAGGTTGAGAAGGAACAACAGGGTTCCTAGATTTATTTTTAATAACGATGAATGCATCGTTTTGATATGTAACTGTACCAAAAGGTTTAGACCACTTTGGATTACTGTTTGGGTTGGTGGCAGTACCAGTTACACATACTCCACCGATTTCTACAGCGATTTCATCGCCATATTCCCATCCGAGATTTTGAAGGGCAATAGCAAGTTGTCCTAACCATGCACCTTCACTCATCACAGATTTTCCTCTTGCTCGGTAAGAATGACACAATCACTAGTGGGGTATGCCACACAGGTGAGGACGAACCCATTAGAGATTTGATCGTCATCCAGAAATGTTTGATCTTCATTGTCTACTGTCCCACTGATAAGTTTTCCAGCGCAAGCAGAACAAGCACCAGCACGGCAACTGGAAGGTAGATCAACGCCAGCTTCTTCAGCAGCGTCCAAAATATACTGGTCTTTAGGGCATTGGATAGTCGTTTCGGATCCATCGGGGGAACGAAGAGTTACATTAAAAGAGGTCATTGTGATTTAATAACAACAATAAGAGTTTATCAAGAAAGTCTTAAGAAGTCAATAGACTAGATGGGGTTGTATGCGGGAATCATCATACCCCCACCTTGATCATCGTCATCGTCTGCATCGTTACTACCAATGGCACTTATGAAAAACCAAGTCCCTATTAGTATTACTGCAAACAATAACATCAGAGTACACCAGGAATGATTTGTCCGGTGATCAGATAAGAACCAACTCCAGCAACGAAACCGAGCATTGCAAGACGAGCGTTGAGGATCTCAGCCTCAGGGGTGAAACCGAATTTCATAATTGTTCTCCTTAGTAAGTTTCAGAAAGTTTTTCTACGGAAATTGCCAACAAAACAAAGAAGGCAATACTAGTAATTGTAAACAGTACTTCAGTCATCGTCTGTCTCAGAAGATACCGAAGAAAAGTTTACCAGTGAATGCATAGGAAATCGCACCAGCGATGATGCCCATCATGGCCCAACGACCATTGTACATTTCAGTGGTCTGCATAGGAGTCAAGAGACCTTTGCGGTTATACTCTTGGTAAACCATTTGGGGTTCTTTGGCCCACATGTTTTGTTGACCACGATCATTCGTTGTTACAGTCATTTTCGTTTTATTACGAATTGTTACACAATTATATAGGAAATCTAAAGAGTCGTCAAGCCCCTTATGTTTGCGATTCATAAAAAAACCACCCCAGAAAGGGGTGGTTCCACTCAACTTATGAGTATCTTATCAGAAAGAGTAACGAACTTTCAGTTCACCACCGAGGGCAAACACTTCGCTATCAAAACCATACTCACCAGCAACTTTAGCCTTACCAGTCAGACTTCCGGCGATAGGGAAGTTAACACCAACTTCACCAACAGCAACACCCTCATTGGTGCCACCATTGTTCCACTCATAACCAGGGCCGATTTCACCGAACACGGTCACACCATTGGAAGCCTTTTGTTCATAACCAACGCGAAGTTCGGTTTGAGCACCAGTGAAATCACCACCATCGGTGATAGTACCAGCAGCAGTGGTCTTAGACTCAACATAAGGGCCAGCGAAAGCAGCAGTGGCAAGGAAAGGGGCAACAGCAGCAGTTGCGATAACAGATTTAATCATTTAATTAATACCTCGTAAATTTACTTGCGGAATGGTTACCCGCAGATGAAAGAAGACTTGACTTGTCTTCGTTCCCTAATTTTAACATTCTCTTTGGGATCATGTCAAGGTAGTAAAAACCCACCTTTCGGTGGGTGGTTTGAACTATGAAGTTTGTTGTTGAGCTTCTGATGTCCTTCCAAGATATGGATCATAATCCATAAGTTTTTCAATTTCTAGATCAGAACCACGAGTCTCCCAGAGATTTCTCAATCCATCATGAGATCCTCTGTGGAAAATCTCAATGTGTTCTGGATGAATGGAAGAACCCAATTCAATCTTATACAAGAAAAGAGGAATTGCAAAAGTATTTCCAGAATTATAAATCAAATCATCTGCAACTGCACGAGGTTTAATTTGATAATCAAGTTTATACTTATCTCCACGACAATGGAATCTTACAATCTTTTCTGCATGGTGACGAGTAATTACATAACAAGCAGTAGAAAAATCATTGACAAATCTACGATGTAAGTTTACATGAAGAGTTCCTGGACAAATAATAGCAAGTTGAACTACATCATAATCATATGGAAGTCTTGCAACAAATTGGCTCCAAGTAAAATTCCAATACTTTGCAATACTAATATCTACATCGTCTTCCATGACAACACAATACGGTGCATCAGAAGTTTCCAAGAAATGTTTGAGTAGTTTAAGGTGAGAAGTAACACAACCAATCTCACCAGAACTCATTCCTTGTGGATATCTGCCATGGATAATATCACTCAGATCATCATCTCTACCATCATACGCAGAGATTCTTTCATAATTTTCAATCTCCCAGTGTGCAAACATGTCTTCCATATACTGTTTGCGTTCTGGTTGATCATCTAAGTTGATATAGTAGATAGGACCAATACCTTTTAGTTTGTATGCGGACTTATTTTTATCCATTACAGCAACTTCCATCAGAGAACTTCCCAACCCTCACAATAAAGGTCACTAGTATCTTTATCTGCATAAGAAGGACCAAACCACATTTTAGGTGCTACAATTTTACCAGCACCATTCTGCAACCAGGCACCCCACCAAGATAGTGAAGAGTTTGCGATAATACCACCTTTACAATTAGCCATGATGCAGAGATCGACATAAGGAGTATAGGATCCATCGGGGTACTTTTCTTCTGGAGTAGAAACGTAGAAACGATCTGGTTTGAAAAGTTCTTGTTCCAGAACCCACTCGGGAGAATCTGAGACAACTACTACTTCTTGATCTTCGGGGAAAAGTGCAAGGGCTTTCTCATAATACTCTAGTGGTTGAGGAGGATGTTGATCAGAGCATTTGGTATAAGACCACTCAAATCCACGAGCATCCACAAGGTTAGGATCTCCACGACGAACATGGAGAAAGATAGGATCCTTAAGTTCACTAAGAAATCCTTTTACTGGAACACTTAAATCATCATGAAATGTAAAATCTTTACGAATCTCATCTTTAATATGTGCAAAATATTTTTCCGTCTGGAAGAATCCATGAATGGAAACATCATTTGGACAAAGATCTAGAAGTTCTTTATCAAAGTGATATTGTTTTTCAGCAACAATAGGAGCGAAACCACGATCAAGCAAATACAAATTTGTTGATTTTACAGACTCAAGAGTAAAACAATTTGCTAGACTATAATTATCAATTCGTCTTTCACCAAAAGGTGGGATGCACCAATCATAACCTTTAGCGGCTGCAATACCTCTAAGAGCCGCATACTGAAACATTTGGTTGCCTAAGCGACCATTATTTCCAAGTTCGTTAAACGCTAACATAAAGTTCTTTTCCTCTTTTTTTAATGTATTCTTGTTGACTATAATAAGATTTCAATTTACTTGGATCCCAAGTTCTAATATTTTGCCATAAATTATGATTATCCATAAATTTAGGATTGTGGTAATGAGAATTGAAAGTTCTACCATGTTCAAAATGATATACATCATTATTAACTCTACCAACTTTGCATCCAAATGAATTTAGTCTGTAGTAAAATTCACAGTCTTCTGCACCCCAAGAAATAAAATTTTCATTCCAAAGACCGACTTGGATTTCAACTTCTCTTTTTATCATTTGACCCCAACCAATAGAAGAGGCAACTCTAAATTTTGAATCAGTTAAAATACCAAAATCAAAATTAGAATCAAGAAATTGATTAAAAGTTGACTCAGAATAATTTACAGCCCATTGATAGACTCCACACCCAAAAGGATACACTGCATCTGCGTTTCCAGATAATATTGCATCATAGGCAATATTATAACTTTTTTTGGGTAAAACTATATCTACATCATGATTATAAACTATTTTTGTTTCTGAAGCAACCAACAAATCATTTAATATACGAGTTTTATGAAAAAACTTGTCATCGTTTTGTTCAAAAATATGAGTTAATTGATCAGTGTCAACATATTTTTTAATTACTGGAAGAGCCCTAAACCTAAAGTGAGAATGGGTATCAACCTCCTTTAATATTACTTTCGATTCTGGGAAATTTTTGAGGAGATATGTAACTGAAGTAATTACATTTTTAAGTCTATCTTCAGACTCAATACGACAAGGCAATAAGAATGTTAAATCTTTCATGATTCTACTGGAATTGGAGATGGATCGTTGTGAATTTTGATCCACCTTTCAGGGATCATATCTTTCATATTGTAATGAGCATAAGCAGGCCCGAACCAGGGATCAGGAACAACAACTTTACCAGCATCACCCTGCAACCAGGCGCCCCACCAACTCAGAGAGGAGTTAGCAATAATCGCACCACCACACAGACTCATGAGACAAAGGTCAATGTAGGGGACGGCAGCACCATCTCCGAAGGTCTCATAAGATGAGTCCGAGAAGTGGAACCTATCACCTTGTAGCCATTCTTGGCGTTTGCACCAATCAATAAGATCAGAAACAACAATCACATTCTTATCTTCTGGGAACTGTTTCAGAGCTTCAAGATAATAATCAACTTTACATAGTGGGTGGTATTCTTGCACCATCTGATAAGCCCACTTTTCGCCTCTCCGACCAGTAAGATTTGGAGAGCCGCGACGAACATGCAGGAAGATGCAATTATCCCTTCCGCCAAGAGAATCAACAAACTCTTGACACGGTTCCGAATACGACTTCTTAAAACGGAAATCCTCACGGATAGAGGAGGCAATGGCCTCAAAGTACCTTTCCGTTTGAAAGTTACCCGAAAAATTCGTATTGTCCTCGCAATTGTTGAAGATATCTTCATTGAAATGCATATCCCTATATTCTACAGTTTTGTAGAAGGGTTCTCCAGTGTTCTTATTTAGATCACAGTTTGTAAGTTCAAATGCATCAAACAAACCATAATTATCTAAACGATCTGCGTCTGGGCCTGGAATAACCCAGTCAAACCCACGATTCGCAGCAAGACCACGAATAAATGCGTATTGAAACATTTGGTTTCCAAGGCGCCCCTCATTACCAAGTCCTTTAAATGATACAGCCATTACTTACTCCACTCTTGAATAGTCCAACGATCAGGCACAATGTCTGAGGTATCTAGGTGAGTCATTGCAGTACCAAACCACTTCTTAGGATCTGGTGCAACTACCTTACCACGATCATTTTGCAACCATGCTCCCCACCAAGAGAAAGATGAGTTTGCAATGATAGCACCAGAACAAAGACTCATTAGGCACAGATCAACCTGTGGCAAAAGAGTGTTCTGCATTTGTCCAGTACCATCAATAGTACGATATGTATATCTACCATTACTTTCATTAAACAGGAAGCGATCCTGTTTGAAGAATTCTTGAGACTTACACCAATCAATATCATCAGTGAAGACAAAACAAGGAGTGTCTTCTGGAAATTCCTTTAACGCATCTTCAAAATACGATATCGGGAGGATGGGATGGTATTCTTCTCTACCAATGTTGTCAGACTGACGAATGTGGAGAAAAATAGGACTCCGATCCAGGCTGTCAACATACTCAGAACAAGGTAATAGGTAATCTTTTTTAAACTTGAAGTCCTCACGGATCTCCTGTGCAATGTGACTGAAGTACTTTTCCGTCTGATAATAACCATCTAAGCTCACATTGTCTGGACATTCTTCAAAGAACTCCGGAATAAAGCAATGGTCATTCTCTTGTATATATTGACCATTGACAAATCCAATGTTAGACTCCTTAACATTTGTCATCTCAAATGTTTCAAAGAGGCCATAATTGTCTTTATGATCATATGTATCTGGAGGAATAACCCAGTCATATCCTCGTTTTGCAGAAATACCTCTCAATGAGGCATACTGAAACATCTGGTTACCCAAACGTCCATTACTTCCTAGCCTATTATAACCAATCATAAGTTACTTTTTAATCATTTTTTTATTTTAACAGACAAAATTTAATTGTCAACTTCATAACAAAAAACAGATAATCCTATTTTATGTTTATGAGTATTACTAGATGAATGAAGTTGTCTTCTATTCCAAACTATACAATCTCCTGGATTCCATTCAACAATATTGTTAACAGTTAATCCATGCATATTTTCATATGGTAGATGTGAAAGATATTTTTCATATATTACCTTATCAAAAGGTTGATCATTATAATTCTTTATTTTAGAATAATCGGCAACTCTATCATCTCTTTTGTATGTGGATCCCCCACCATCATATATGTTTTTGCCTTTTACAAATTTAGAAGCGTTACCTTCCCAATAATTATCAAAAAATACTGTACTGCCACCATCAGAAACCAAAGGAAATAAGTATTGTATACTTGGTTTTAATTTACCATATCCACTATCAACATGTACCTGAAAAATTCCTCTCCAAGTTTCTAAATAAAAAACTTCTTCTACTAAAGAATCAACTGTTTTTTCAATTATATATTGAGGCCAATCAGTAACATTCCAAATCGGATGTTTACTTGAAACGTTTTCGTTAGTTTCTTTTAGATTATCATCAGAATGATAAAAATCTAAAAGTTTTTTAATGTCTTCAGAAGATAATACATTTTTTAAGATATTCATCTTAAATATTAATTGACATTATACTAATATCTTTAGGTGGTTTACCAAATCTAACTTTGTCGCCATACTTCTCAGATAGATGGTCCAATTGTTTGATGATAGATTCAACGTCATCAATGTAAACGGTATAACCTTCATTCAGAAGATCTACACAAAGACGGTATTGTTGACTCTCGGTTAGAATATCAGTTCCTTTTTTATAGGAAACATATTCAAAATAAAATGGGCGACTATCCGTATTTTTCTTTAAGAAATACTTTTTGAGGAACTTTGCATGTTCATCATTAAAGTTATCAGTAGTCTCACCCAAATTATAATTCAAACCTTGTTTCTTTGCAAATGCAGCAAAGGATCGGTTATCTCTTGGAAGACATGGGCCACCAAACCCATATCCATAGTTCAAATATTTATTACCAACTCTAGAGTCGTTGCCGATGGCATTAAGAACGGTCTCAATCTCATTTTCCAAACCAGCCATGATCATTACTTCACCAACCATGTTTGCATAACTGATCTTAGTAGTCAGATAACAATTCACTGCGAGTTTAACAAGTTCTGCAGCAGTTGTTGACATGCAACTAATCTTTGGTTTGGTAACTTGAATCTTCTTATACATCTCAGATAGAGAATGCATAACTTCTTCATTATCACCACCGATCAGAACCATATCTGCATGAGTAAGATCTTTAATGATGGATCCCTGTGCGATAAATTCTGGATTGTAAATAACACTTACACCATAAGACTTAAGTTGTTCTTGGAACCTTGCACAATCTCCTGGATTTGTAGTACATCCAACAACAAATGTCTTACCAGAAACATCACCAGCAGTTTGAATATCGCGGATGACATCATAGACTGCGTTTACATTATAAGAACCATCATCTAAAGATGGAGTTGCAACAAGAGTAAAGATAATATTACACTCTCTGATAACTCTTTTATTATCAGTTGTCGCTTCAATGTTGCGAGCTTCTTTCAAGTGTTCTGCAACATGAGGTTCCGCAGTTTCTATGATTTTTTTATTGAGGTTTTCTACATAATCCTCACGAATGTCTGAGACCAGGACATCATATCCTGCATTCTCCATAAGGAGTGCAAGACAGATTCCCAGTCTCCCTGCGCCGATTAATCCTATTTTCATAGCTTGAATGTGGGAATTTCTACCATCTTATGTTTGTTTTGCATGTGAAACTTCTGATACACATTGATTGCATTAGTTTGTTCTTCATTGAATGTTAGTGGATCTTCTAAGAGACCCCTTTCCATAACCCACTCAAGAAGTGCATAAGAAGTTCCGATCTGATCTTCATCAGTTCTACCATCATCCCAAAGACCATCGGTGGGTGGTGCAGAAACAATTCTCTCATCTACACCTAGATGTTCACCAAGCATCCATACTTCAGTCTTGTAGAGATCTGCAATAGGAGCAATATCAATACCACCATCACCGTACTTAGTATAGAAACCTACACCATAATCTTCAACTTTATTACCAGTTCCTACGACAATACCATTAACTGTTGTGGCAACTTGGTACAAAGTTACCATACGAAGTCTTGAACGAGTATTGGCTTGTGCAAGTTTATTAGTTGCAAAATTTTCACCAATATCATTAGATATTGTTTGAAGGAAAGAATCATAGACCGAACTCATATCAGTCTTGATAAACTTTACATTACTAAATTTTGACTCCAACCACTTACCATGAGCATCAGAAAGAGACTCCTGATTTTCAAGTTGATTAATAGGCATCCCAACAACGTAAGTTGGCATACCAGTCAAAGCACAAAGAGTAGAAACCACAGAGGAGTCAATTCCTCCAGAGATTCCTACTACAAGACTCTTAAGTTTAGGATGGGTGATGCAATAATCGGAAATCCATTTTACAATCCGATCTTCCAACTCATCATAGTCTTTGATACGATTCATCAGCTCTTTTCCTTTGCGAGAATTACAGTGTTTTCGTAATCTTTATGAGTAGTGAATTCAAAACGTTCACTCATTCTTTCAGTAAACTTATTATAGTAGAAATCATTAAAGTTGACAAGGTTGTAAATGATGTAAGCAAATTTAGAATCAGATACTAAATTGTCGTAATATTTTACTTGAGTATCATAGTCACACTCAGAGAGAGCGTAATTACTAATAAACAAATCAACATCTTTGATTTGTTCTACATCATCACAACTAACAAACTTACACTTTGAATAAAGTTCTGGGAAGTTTTTGAGATACTTTTCTTGAACTGCAACAGCTTCTGGAAGATCAACCAAAATATATTCATCAAAATCGCAGACCACACTCAAGGTCTTGCAAAGTCCACCGTACCCGCCACCAACTTCTACTACACGACTAATGGGAGACTCCCCTAAGAGAGTTGCCATCTCAAATACATTCTTGATGTATCTGATTGTAGTGGGAGAGATTTTACCCGTTTCTGGATAAGAGAATTTATCAGGAGTTCCTATAGTATCATTCTCTTTAAATCCTTCTAGATTTTCTAGAAGTGCATCTCCAGCCATTTCCATAGCAATTTGAAGATACTCTGCACCCTGACGGGGGGTAACATGTTCTAGAATATTCTTGTACCCTTGCAGAGATTTAAACTTTGCAAAGATCTCATTATCTGCAACTGCACTACGACAAGTCTCCAGATAATCAACTGCGATTTGTTCTTCGGCTTCCCAGCCCTTGTAAGTACTCATTTCCAGTAAGTCTCGTATAGGTAATCTTCTGCAACTTGCAGATTGTTTGCACGTTCAAAGTTATCCTTGATCGCATCCATTTTAGAATAATAAAGTTCTTCTGTCAAAGTAGAAACATCAAAGTCATCATCCAAGAATATAATACCATCCTCGTTGAAATACTCTGTGACTCCTTTGCATCCGTAAAAGATGGGAATCGTTCCTGTGGCGAAACAGTCTGTAAGTTTCTCCGTAAAGTATGTATCATAGACGGCATTCTCTACGGCCACAGAAAACATATAATCTTTTATGCCCTCTTCTTTACGGGGAAGATCACGGAATCCGCGACCATAAAGATCAACTTGGTCTTTAAACTTATTCACAAACTCAAGTCTCTTACGATGACCAGGAACCATAGACTTGTTTGAAGAGATCATGGAGACTAGTTTAGTCTTCTCATAGATCTGGCGTTCTTCAATCCAAGGAGCTGCATTACTTAGTGCATACTGAAACTTAGGATATTTTTCACAAAGTTCTTTATCACAACTTAGAATACCATCCACTCTGGAAGCAACAAAGTCGTAGTTTGCAAGAATCCAATCATAAACATTTTGAATAATTTGTTTTGATTCTAAAAGCCAGATGTACTTGGGTGTTGAAGAAACATCCTGAAGTATATCTAGTGATCTTTGATTTACATAAAGACTTACTGCACCAGAACCATCATAGACCCACTCAGTAAACTTAGAAGTATTTTTATCTGAGGTTGATGGTTTAAGTGAATCGTTGCAGTACAGATTAATTTTGAACTTCGTCATCTTTCTTTTTATTAAATCCAAATGGAAGAGTCTCTTCCAGTTTAAGTTTCAGTGCAAGTCCACCGACTGCTTCCATAACTTTTAGAACATCTTCTGGTTTTGCACCTTCACCAAGTTCTTTGGCAATATACCAATACTTAGGCCAGAATTCTTCACCTGCCTTTTGATAATCTTCAAGAGTCAATAGTTTCATTTTACCTCCAAACAATCATTCCACCAACATGCCCATTCTCTGGAATATCAAATTTATATCCAGTTCTATCAAGCCATTCTTTAGCAGCGAGTCTTTCATGATGATCAAACTGAGGATCATGACCATGCCAATCGTCAAAACGAATGTATAGTTTATCCCACTCACATTTATCCAACCAATTTAAACAAGAAACAGTTGGTTCATAGATATCAACATCCACATTTACGGCCACTATTTTGCCAATACCATATTCAGATGGATCTTTAAGTTCATGAACATCTTCAACGAAAAGATTTACATTGGGATATGGTTCAAGTTTTTTATATACCCCAGCAATACTTGTTGGGATATGTGGGTAATCTGGGTCACCAACACGAAAAGCTCCCTCATGCCAGCCAGCATGACTTGGAAGTGGTTTTGCCGACTCTTCCAAACCTAAGAAATGATCAAAGGCAAATAGTTTACGAGTTGGATTGAATTTAGCCATTTCTATTGTGGTTTGTGCGGATGCAACTCCAAACTCAATCATATCACCATCTTCCAAATCAATGATTTGTTGAGAAAAATAAGTGATATCGCAACTTCTATTGTTTTTAAATTCTGGAAAAATATTGTCAATTTCTATAAATTGATCACCCATAACCATACTCCTTTTTCATTTCATTAAAGACTTTTGCAATTCCATCCTGAAGGTTGGTCTTTGGCATCCACCAACCAGTAATGTAATTATTGGCTTGATTTCTCTTGTCTAATTGAACACTATCTTTTGCAAGACCGGGTTTAATTTTAACCTCATACTTACCAATAAGATTGAACTGACCTTGAATAATTTCTGCAACTTCTTTGATAGTGCTTCCACTGAAAGAAGTGATATGAAGAGGATCCTCTGGTTTGAAATCAGTATACGATTCCATAACAGTCTCAAGAGCTTCGCAACAATCTTCCGCATACAAGAACTGACGTTCTTCTGTACCGTCAGTCATCATCTCAAATTGACCTTCTTCAAATCCCTTACGAATAAAATCTGTGATTACGTGAGACTTTTCAACATCATGTTCAATGCCATAAACATTCCAGAAGTGAACTGTAAGACCCTTGAGTGTTTGGGTATAAATTTCACCAACTCTCTTCATCACGCCATAAGGAGAGTAACTCATGTTACTCATCTGGGATGATGCAAATACAAATCTCTTGTTGTACTTTGCAATCAGATCGAATGCATTGACCATCAATCTAGCATTATTATTGATGAAGTCAAAGGTATGTTGATACTTTTTGAGGTATCGTGATCCACCAACATCAAATGCAAGGAAGAATACGAAATCACAATCCATAATTACACGATGGAGTTCTGGATTGGGAATTGTTGTCATGTCTTGGTGTTCACCATTCACAACATCAAACTCATGAACTTCATGACCCTTACCACGAAGATATTCTGTTAGGTAGGCACCGATCTGCCCACTGGAACCTAGTACTGTAATTTTCATCAGACAATAGTAATTTCGTGTGCGTTTCCAAAATTGACGATGCCAGTACCACTCATATGAGCAATCTCAGTAACATCAAACTTCTCTTCAGGAATCTCATCCCACATCAACTGAATATCGGGCCAACCAGGGCCAATGTCATCGTGAATCAAAATACCTTTCCAACCTTTATCACGCAACCAATCCATCATAACTCGTTCTTGAGCTCCATCATGAGGATCTACATCAATCATGACGATGGGAATGTTATCCCAATCAAGAGTTTCATCTTCCATGAAGTCCTGAATTTTCCAGGTGATATTATCCTTCTTAATGGAACTTGCACCCTGTTCTACAAGATCATAACTAATTACTTGATTAGTTGGATTATAAGAAAGAGCAAGAGCGGATCCACCAGTACGAGTACCAACATCCAGAATTGTTTTTTTATTAAAAAACGTAGAGAGATAGGCATAAAGTCTATACTCACTTTGACCAGCAGGAAGCCAATCATTTTGATTAAGGGACATATCTCTCAGATGTCCAATATCCAACTCTTTAACGTGATCTTTTACAATTTCAATTTTCATTGTTCTTTTTAGCAATTTGTTCAGAAATCCATGCGTATGTCTTACGAATACCTTCCTCAAGAGTCTGTTGATAATCCCAACCGAGTTCTCTACGAATTACATCGTTGTTGGAATTACGTCCACGAACACCAAGAGGAGCATCTAGTTTATGATTCTTCTCTACGTTCTTACCAGCAACCTTTGCAGCAGTCTCTACCAATTGGTTGATAGTGACCATTTCTTCGGAACCAATATTAACTGGGCCAATGAAATCCGAATCCATCAATCTTCTAGATGCTTCAATGCATTCGTCAATGTACAGGAAGGAACGAGTTTGTAGGCCGTCTCCCCACACCTCAATGGTTCCACCTTCCTCTGGGAGGAGAGCGACTTTACGGCAGATTGCAGCTGGTGCTTTCTCTCTTCCACCGTCCCAGGTTCCTTCTGGTCCAAAGATATTATGATACCTAGTAACCCGAACAGGCATCCCGTAATTACGATGATAAGCGAAAAAGAGTCGCTCTGAGAACAACTTCTCCCAACCATATTCAGAATCTGGGTTAGCAGGGTAGGCTGATTCTTCACGGCAGTCAGGGTTATCTGGATCTAGTTGATTATGTTCTGGATACATACATGCCGATCCAGAATAGAAGATTTTAGTTCGAATTGTACCGACTCTTTCATTCATCTGACGTTGCATTTCAAGAACATTCAGATTAATTTGAACTGAGTTGTGCATAATGTCTGCATCATTTTCTCCAGTAAAGACAAAACCTGCACCACCCATATCAGCAGCGAACTGATAGATTTCATCAAAAGGTTGGATATAACGATAAGGAACATGGTTATAAAAATTACCACGGTCTCCCTTATATTCCAGAACACGACGAACAAAATCTACATCACGAAGATCTCCGCGAATAAACTCATTAGCTGCAGAGTCAGAATACTCCGGATATTTAAGGTCTACACCACGAACCCAATATCCTTCGGATCGCAGTCTCTTAACCATATGACTTCCAATAAAGCCACCGGCACCGAGTACAAGTGCCTTCTTAATATATTGACTCATTTTTTGATCAAAAATAATAATCTCAATAGTATATATTATACTAAAAAAGGTGGGTTTATGCAACCCACCTCTAAAACTCAGGCTCGCCACTTGTTTTGAGTACGAGAAAACAAGAAACTCGGCGGGGTTAACCCCATCCGCACCACTTATTTTTTATCGGAAAAATAAGAAACCGAATATTTGTCCCATAAAATATCATAATAATAATAAAGAAGAAACAATCCTATATGAATTGTTAATGACATAGAAAATCCAGTAAACATTGAAGTAAACAAGATTGCTAATATTCTATATCCTAAAGACTTCCAGAGTAATTTCATAGTACAAAAAAATAAAGGAGGGTCATATTGACTCCACCACCTAGTTTGACTTAACTAGGAAAAGTTGGATTAGTTTTGGTATCTCAATAGCAGCATAGAAACCACATAAGAAAAGAATGTCCCAAAACTTATATTTGATAGCAAAAGGAACGACAAAGACATTCCCGATGCATTTAACAAATAATCCGATTTTCATATCTCCCCATAGTAGGAAAAAATATCCTGATAAAAGAAGGAGATTACCAATGTATCGGAATACATTAGATTTCGTCATAAGGGGTTTGCTCCCGACCAGTGCTGTTTAAGTCCATCCGTGACTATAAAAATGAACACCATCCAGTTACCACATATTTTGTTTCTGTTTTAGATACAATTCCATAGTGACTATGTGTCCAACCAGCAGGCCAAATACACAAATCTCCAGTTCTTGCAGATTTCTTAAAATCTTGTTGAGGCCAATAGGTTTCCCCACCATCCTTAACATCATTTAAGTAAATCATCCAAGCAAGAATTCTTTTACAATCATAATCATCCTTACCATGTTCCATGTGTTCTGGGTAATATGCTTGACCAGGTAAATACTTTTGCAAATTATAATTTTTAGAAATTCCCCAAGGTGCATATAATGTCTTAAGAAATTTATGTTTTTCCATATACTCATTTACATTTTTTTGAACAATATCGGTCAAAAATTTGTGAGGTGTAGTAGTTACAGAAGAACTGACCAAAAAATAAAAATTATTAAAAGATTTACGAGAACTATCAATATATTCAATTACTGAATTACATTGATTTAAAGTTAATGATTTTTCTTTTACATAAATGTAATTTTTAGTCTCGGACATAACATGGAACTCTATCTGGATCTAGCCATTTCGCATATTCAATGTCTTCCATTGCAGTAGTGCATTGTAGACCATTATCAAAAAGATAAATGTCATTCCAACGTTTGGTGTAGTGATCTTTCTTTTGCATTCTATAATCAGGCATACCATTTAATTCAATGATACCCTTTTGAACAAACCTATACCCTTCTCGTTCAAGAAGAACTTTAGGAAGTGTTTCAATCACGATGCGATGGCTCCTTCAGCTTCAAGATCTGCATAGATATAATCAATCAACATCTCGTAGTCATCCAGAGGATCTCCAGAAAAAATTACACCATTAGATTCATAGAACTTGCGAACTTTCTTGAAGAGTTTTGGATTTTTTACATCCAGATAAGATTCTCCATTCGCAGCAGACTTCAGAGTTTGAATATCTTTCTTGAATTTTGCGGTCAGTGACATTTGTTTGAATTTGTTTACCTTGTTATTATAGGGTGTTGACTTGAAGAAGTCAAGGAGGACAGTTCGGTTTCTGTCCAATGCTGGTTGAGGGGATCGAACCCACCTATATCCGATTATGAGTCGGGTGCTTTCACCAGATAGCTAAACCAGCAATAAAAATTATTAGGGAGCTTCGTTATTCATGTCGGTATGAATTCTTACGAACTCATCATCTGCAGGAACCATTACTGCAGTATGGCCATTCTCGTTTATTATACCTATTCTTTCTCCATTTTCAACTCTTTCAATCATTTCTTCCCAGCGTTCCTGAAACTCTTGCACTGTGTAGATTTCCATAGTTTTTGTATTTATAAGTCGGGATGATAGGATTTGAACCTACGGCCCCTCGCTCCCAAAGCGAGTGCTCTACCAAACTGAGCTACATCCCGATTTACTAGTATATAGTAACATTAATGATCCTTCTTGGCAAATGGCTCCCAGTGTTGCCAGTTGTATTTGTGAACGGCCCACATCCCTAAAATAGGAACAAAGACTAAAGAAAATCCTATCACTCCAAGAATAATGGGATTACTTAAAGCCAAGTAAGCAATATGTCCTAGTTTATGCATCATTTCAATACGTTATGTGCAGTTCCATCACCATCATATTGGTCTGTGTCATAGTATCCTCCGTTCCTTTTCATTCCGAAATAAATCGTAGATAAAACGAAAGGGATTGCGGCGAACATTAGTAGTTTTCCGAGTAACATAATAGTCTTCCTCAAATGTTTTTTCTGCAAGTGCAATCAAAGCAATTGCCTGTTCTTTACCAGTCATCATTTTCCTCATGATCCCCAGAGAGTTCTCTAAGATAATCAGTCCACCATTGCGGATCTTTAATATATTTCCAGTTAGGAACATCCTTTCCCCGTTCAAAGTAATACTCAAATAGAGCTTGATCTATCTTTTGAGAGATTTCAATAATCTTCATCCTCTTGGTCAAGGTCTCCATATGCATTCTCCACGTAGGGTCCGTGTGGTCGTTTGGCGTCTTCTCGGACATAATTGACTTCAGATACGCTTGTTGATAACCATAGTGATACTTTCATTACTATGTAGATAATTGCAAGAGGGAGAAAACACAAAGAAAGGATTAGTGCATGTTTCATCTTACATGATGTCCTCCAAACATAAACCTCATACCATTCAGAACTTTGGACGCGAAAGCACCCAAACCGCGAGAATTAAATCTTTCATAAAGCGCAGTGGTGATGACAGGAGCGGGAACCCCCAGATCCACAGCGGCAGTAACCGTCCAGCGACCCTCACCGCTGTCGGATACACCTCCAGAGAACTGTTTAAGCTGAGGATCGCGGCGTAACACATCAGCAGTAAGATCCAGTAACCAAGAACCAACAACGCTACCACGACGCCATAACTCAGCCACCTCAACAACATCAATGTCATAACAGTAACTTTCTGGATCTGCCATTGGGGCGACCTCTGCATCTCCTTCTCTGACATACTTGGCACCTGCATTGGCGTTCTTAATGATGTTAAATCCTTCTGCATACGCCTGCATTATACCATACTCTATGCCGTTGTGAACCATCTTTACAAAATGTCCTGCACCAGGGCCTCCACAATGTAACCAACCAAACTCAGCAGAGGTCAACTCCGAGTTAAATTGAGTCCTGGGGGCAGCGTCAATTCCTGGTGAGAGGGCATCAAAAATGCGCGAACAAGTGGCGACCGCAGTATTTCCGCCACCAACCATAAGACAGTATCCACGATCCATACCATAAACGCCACCGCTAGTACCGCAATCAATATATTGGATACCAAGTTTTGCCAACCGCTCTGCTCTTTTCCGACTGTCTTTAAAATTGCTATTGCCATGATCAATAATAATATCTCCTTCACCACAATATCGTAGTAACTCATTGATCGTCTCCTCTACGGTTTCAGCAGGCACTACCATCTGGAAAATACCAGGTCGTACTCCACCAGTTTTTGTTTGTTTAACTACTTTAACAAGGCCTTCAATAGTAGTTGTAATGCCATCCACATACCCACTTTCGTATGCTTCGTTTGCTTTTGCATAATTTCTCCGATAACCCCAGACTTCAATTCCTCCTCTTTTCCTCATGCGACGGGCCATTCCTTCGCCCATTCTTCCGAGTCCGATTAGCCCTACTTTCATATTAGTATCCCCTCCAGGTTTTAAACTCATAATAAAAGTATTGATCCATAATACGATTATCTAGTGGAGCATTTTCAGTCCTATATGCCCACTCAACACAGAAGTCTATGATGCGATGATCATTTAGAGATTTATGGCCCCACATTCTTACAAACGCGGATGCTGCGAAATGAAACCTCTGTTTAGTTTGGGGTTCCATTCCGCGTGTGACCTTTGGAGTCATCCCACAACCCCATTACAATGAGGACAAATCCAACCCTCATCACCGAAAAGTAGACTTGAATGGAATGCACCAGACTCACAAAATTGTTTGATTGGTTCACTGATTTCAGCGTCAACCAAACTCTTATGACAATGCGGACATTCTCTGAGTGTTAGTGGGTAAATCATTTGATCATCTCCATTGCTTTATGGAGCTCCTGTGCGTGTTGAATCTCATCATTCATTATATCAACTATTTTCTGATCATCATGTATTGTTAGGTATTTCGCATAAGTCATCATAGCGTGCCACTCTACTTCCTCATTTAAATGATAAGCAGAAACAGGATCAAGAAAATAATAAACCACCATAATCCAATAATAGACGAGAACCAAATGATAAGCGAAAAAGCGATCAATCCAGCGATCTGCTCCACCACGCGACTCCATTTCTCTGAGGTGTTCGGTTTCATTGACGGTCTGTGCGAAGTGTTCTTTCATTAGGTAGTAGTGTTCTTCTGTTCGGAGACCTAGTGATTCTCTGAGATGAAGAACACTGAGAAACGCGAAGTAAGGTGCTCTAGCGATTGTTTCTAGAACCCAGAATCTTTGTATGTCTTGACCTCTATAAAGAAAGTCAAGTATAGCTACCGTGATATTTAAAACAGCGGTGTTGAATGTTTTCATGCTCGTGTAGGAACATACTCCATGTCTTTCAGGAATTCATCTAGAATCGCACCATACTCCTTAAATCTACGATCTCCGGCTATGAAGCGTCTTTGTCTCATCCAAACTGCATCAGCCAAAAGTTTGACTTGTTCTTCGGTAAATGTGAATTCCTTCATTTTTTACTCCGATTAGTTTTGTTTTTGAACTGAATCCCAGTCTTTCTGGAATTGTTCTAGACCTTTTTCTGTCATAATATTTTTGTACATGCCCCAAAAGACTACTGGTGGAATAGTTACCACATCAGCACCAAACAGGGCACACTTCTCAACTTGTCTTACATCACGAACGGATGCACCAAGAATCTGAGTAGTAGTGAACCTACCGTGTCCAGTATATACTTCACGAATGTTCTTAATGAGTTCAAGACCATCTACGGAATTATCTTCCCACCTACCAATAAATGGAGAGATATATGCGGCACCAGCCTTCTCTGCGAGAATGGCTTGTGCGACTGAGAACACCAAAGTCACATTAACCTTATAACCAGCAATGGTAAGTGCAAGGCAGGCCTTAAGACCTTCTACAGTACAGGGAACTTTGATAGTAACGTTCCAAAGTCCTTCAAATGCTTTTGCTTGATCAATCATTTCCTCTGCAGTATCAGCAACAACCTCTGCCGAGATTGATTCTAATTGTGGAAATGAAGATTGAATTTCTTTAATAACTTCAATTGGATCACGACCACTCTTTTTAATTAGAGTTGGATTTGTTGTGACTCCATTCAAAAGTCCAGTTTCATAAACTGAACGGATCATGTCAACATCTGCGGTGTCTAAAAATATCTTCATGTTTTTTCTTAAAAAGGATACGCATGGGTCAAGCCCCAAAAAACAAATAGTCCTATGGTTCCAAATATGACCAAGGTATATAGAGTCAGACTATTCATTACATATCTCCTCCGTTACGAAATCCTACTATGTAACCAATGATAAGACCACACATAAACGCAACAAACATGTATAGAATGTGTGATACAAACTCAATAAACTCTAGCCATTCCGTATTCGTCATCATCATCCTCATAGGTAGATGGTTCTTCAAAGAGTTCATCCATTTTTTGTTGAAGGACTCTTTCTTGCAATTCTTTTAAATCTTCTTCTGTTAAGATGATCATTTGTCTTTGAGTAGTTCCTCTATTCGTTTACGCATGTTCTCACTATCTTGTTTAAGATAATCTCTAAGAGAATAACCACGTTGACCTCTTATGATACATGTTCCTTGATAGAACATGGTGGCAGCAAAGACTAATAATAATACAATACCAATTATTTCAGGGTAATGTTTAGCCATGGCAGTACGGGAGGAATTACACCAATAAGTCTCAACAATCCTTCAGCAAATAAAGCAAGGACAACCCAACCAACGCACATAGAAATAATGGAAGCATTCCGATTGTGCCTTCGTATAGCATCATCTATCATCTCCTGGACTTCAGAACGACTGACCAACTCATCATGTTCTCTATCCATTTTTTACCTCTCTTAAGTAACGGCGATACATTTCTAAAGTTTGATTGTCACATTCACGTTCATCTGATGGAGGATTCCATCCTTGACTAAGGGTAAAATCACAAAATTCATATACTTCTTGAGTAACAACCATTCCGACTCTGACCAGAGAACTCAATAAATGGGCTCTTTTTTGAAAGCATTCGTCTTTGAATCTCCAATCATGAGTACTTGTCATGATTTCCTCCAAGAAATTTTTCTAGTGGATCCTTTTCACCTCTAACAATTGCACATGCTCTTTTGTAGAACATATTATCAGTGTTACCAGAATCCTCGAAAGTCTTCTTGATCTTCACCCAATTATTATAGGTGTGTTCGTCCATGAGGTTATTGAGTTGTACATAAGTATATACTAATCACGAAAGCCCCAATGGCAACAAGTGTGTTCGTATCGTAACACTCATTAAGTAATAATTAAATTTGTAACAATTCTAAACGGAAAGGGTGGGATTTGAACCCACGGAGGCTTTCACCTCGCTTGTTTTCAAGACAAGTACCTTAAACCACTCGGTCACCTTTCCAAACGGAGGATGTTGGATTTGAACCAACGGATGCACTTAAAGTACATCGGGGGATTAGCAATCCCCTGCATTAAACCTAACTCTGCCAATCCTCCTATCGGATTTCAAAATCCAGTTTACGAACCTTACGAGCCCTTCTGGATTCCTGATAAGCAAGATCTGATGCACTGAGTACACCAGAATTCTTATCTTCTTTGATAGAGTTTAACATAACAACTTGATTTAGGTCAACAGCAGTGATGGTGTCTCCCTTTACAAGAGTCATATTTTCACATCCACAACATACTGATTTTGTTGGATGCGACTCCAACTCGGTGTTACACACCTTACATCTTACTCTTAACATTGTTCAATACCTTTAGTTAATCAATCTTCAATAGTTTCTTCAACTTCTTCGGAACTCTCGCATACACATGGATCACAAGAACACTCTGGACATATCTCTTGTATTTCTTCTTCAACTTCCTCTTTAGTTAAACCTGGAGAGGTCTCCATGTATGAACGTAACATCCAAACGAATTTACCATGTGATTCATTTAGATCGTCTGCAAGATTTGAAGTTCCTCTTGATTTCTGTGCGTCAGCTTCTTCAGCGACTTCAGTAAGAAGATCACATAAATCTTGATTTGATTTCAACAGATCTTTGACCATTTTATGGCAATCTGTTGTACTTTGTCCAGTTTTGATTTTAGATACTTCTAATACTCTTTCTAGACTATTGAGTGGTTTTACATTTAGAAACCTCATGTGTTCAGAGATACGATCAATCTCTTCAAACATGGTTTCATACTGACCACCAAAAAGAGTATGAAGTTGTGGAAAATCTTCTCCAACTACATTCCAATGATAAGCCCAAGTCTTATGAAATAAGACGAAGAGGGACGCTTGTGCATCACTTAGTAGTTTAAAAAGTTTTTCCATTATACCAAAATACTTTAGAAGTATTTATTAATGGGAAATACTGGATTTGAACCAGTGACTTACTGCTTGTAAGGCAGCCACTCTACCGCTGAGTTAATCTCCCGAGAGCGGGTAACCGGATTTGAACCGGTGAGAACAACTTGGAAGGATGTCATGTTACCGCTACATCATACCCGCTTATGAGACAATTATAGAGTATTTGAGTATAATTGTCAAGTGTCGCTGAAGGGACTTGAACCCCCACGAATAAATTCACTGGAACCTAAACCCAGCGCGTCTACCAATTCCGCCACAGCGACGGACTCCCCCGGCAAGGATCGAACTTGCGACCAATCGGTTAACAGCCGACCGCTCTACCGCTGAGCTACAGAGGAATAATTTGGAGAATAAATCTCCAACGACTCAGGAGGGACTTGAACCCCCGACCAACTGCTTAGAAGGCAGATGCTCTATCCAACTGAGCTACTGAGTCATGAGACAATTATACCCGTTGAAGGTTGAATTGTCAACGGAGAGAAAGGGATTTGAACCCTTGGTGAAGTTACCCCCACACAGACTTTCCAGGTCTGCACCTTAAGCCACTCGGTCATCTCTCCATATTTAAAGTATAGAGTGGGGAAGGAGTGTTGTCAACCCCTTCCTCCTATTCTATTGTATCAAACTTCTACCTTGATCAGACGAGATGCATAATCATGAGCATACGAAGTACGGGCTCCATGATGCCCCCATCCAATCCAACTATACGCATAGTTCATGTAGCGGTCAATTGATTTACCAGGAGTTTTCATCTTCTCCTCAATCCTTTGCCACTGAACTTCATTCGTCAGATAACGAAGTTGCGTTTGAAGTGATGATGGCGAACCACCATACTTCTTAGCAAAATCACCCAATCCATAATAACGGTTGGCAGATGTCCATTGAATCAGTCCGTAACCACGGCCGCAGCCGTTGTAACTGGTTCTGCTTCCACCTTCGCAAATATTAGGCACGAATGTAGATTCTTGTCTAATATTGCCCATGATGGTAGCAAGGGCGTTTCTGTCTTTAATTCCATGATCCTGAAGAAATGCCAAGGTGGCATTTTCATTCTCATTACACCCTTTACAAATTAGCCTTAACTCTTTTGGCTTTTCGGGAGCAACCTCTTTGGTCGCTGTCTCTTCAACTACTGGGGGCGGAGGCCCATCCATTTTGTAGTTTACGAATGGCAGTGTTGCCGCATTGGTTGTAACCGTTGCCATAAGGGGCAGGGCTACTGTAAAGATATTTTGCATTAAAATTAATTGAACTCTACATCCGAATAGAAAGGGGGTACACCACACCTCTCGGTGGGCACTTTCCTCGGCTCTAATGTCACTTCAAATTCTCATGACGAAGATCATTATAAGTGATTATTTAGTTTTGTTACTAAAAGTCACCTACGGTTGTTCCGTAATCGTTTCTCGGAATTCTTCATAAAATGCACAAGCATTTAGGTAATCCCCAACCTCGGCAAGATAATGAAGCCGGTCAATAATACTATCTTTTAGATTTTCAACGTTGTCAATCAGCTGATTTTCCATGAAAGTAGTCCTTCCTGTAGTAACGACCAAGAACATTGCTATTGTAGTATCTTGGTTCCCCATTGTCAAGAGATTCGGTCAGGACATTGTTGAGAAACAACTGACGAGTCTCTTCGTAATTGGTTTTACCTACAGTATCATGTAAGGATATAATTGTTCTCTTAAACTTATCTTTTCCAAACTTCTTTACATCTTCTTTGAGTTCTGGACAAGATCCGTAATACTTTTTCCAATCAGACTCTGATTTACTTCTTCTACTAGCGCCCTTCTTCTTGCGGAAACTCCAGAAATATTTTCTACCAATATACGACCTACCAGTTGGAATGCAGTGAATATGATAAACAAAACCAAAATGATCTTGAATATGATCAGACTCAAAAACTTCTCCATTGTAGAGCCAAGGGTTTTCATAACTCATAAAGCTCTTTAATTAATCAAGCTTTATTTAGATGTAACCTTCAAGTATTTTTTGTTCATCAATAAATTTAATTAATTTTGATGCCCAAAATTTATGAAATTCTTCTGGATAGTGTCCATGCCATCTATCTTCATATCGTAAATGCTTCCAATCTGGATGATGTGTAGCAACACCCCAAAAAGAATAAATTTTATCCATTAAAGAAGAGTATTGGTAGTCAAATGTATTACTTTTATGATGGCCAAAATGATGTTTTTTATCTATCAACGACCAATCTCCATAATACCAATTAATACTATTATGAAATATAAAAGGAATATCGTATTTCTGACATATAGTTTGGACAATAAACATCTGATTTATTGATTTTTTATCAAGAGTTTCATTAGTATTACTCATTATATAATGTCTATAAATTGGCAGATGTAATTTTATATCTCTCTCATACTCATTATCTACTGTAAATTCATCAGTTAAATGAGATGGATAAAAATTTATATAATCATGACCTATAATAGATGATTTAACTCTAATAAAAGTTCTACTAGCTTCAGTAAAATTAAATAAAACAAAAACTTTTTCTTTCTTTGTTATTACTTTTTTAATTTCTTCATTAAATCTTTCAATTAACAAATCATTACTTCCACCGGGTTCAGAAAAATTTTTATATTTAAATCCATAATATTTTGCAATATAAGCAGGATATGCTTTTGAAAAACATTCATAATTATATTGTTCTTCTATTTCAGCACCGGCTGTATGACTATCACCAAAGGCTATTAAAGTTCTCGTCATATAATCACTTGTATATAAATGGATCTCTCTTCTGAAGTTCTTTAAGTCTTTTCTTGAATTCCTTTTCTTTTTTCCAATTAAAAATAAAATTCCAAAGTTTTTTAATCATGAGAGGCTCTTTAAATATCAGAGCCTTATTTATCTTTTGAACCCTAGCAGAGTTATTGTACCCATAAAAAAAGAGTCCGTCAAGCGGACTCTTGAAATTATTTCAGATCGTATCAGCGACCCATCTGTTTCGCGTACCACTTTTCAAACTCTTCTCTACGCTTGTCACCTCTAGGTGGCATAGGAGTTTTTTCACCACGGACTTTTCCGTACTTCTTTTCGTTTTCCTTCTCTTCATCTTCTTCATGCTTCTCTGGATTTTCACGAGCTGCTTGAGCTTCGTAAACTCTTTCCATTCTTCTACTAAGAGCAAGGATATCTTCTAGTTTAATACTCCCATTTTCATTTTCTTCTTTGCGAAGTTGTCCCGTTGCTGCATCCGTAGCTGCAGCTCTATTTCCTAACTGACCTGCAATTCCAGTATTCTTAGGTGCAGTATTTGTAGTTGTTTGCTTTTTTGCTAATGGATTCTTGATACCAAGTCTAGGGTGTCCAAGATATCCATCACCAGATTGACCACCAAGAACCTCTAGAATAGACTCTCTCCATTCTTCACTCATGTTTGCCATGATTACGAGTGCGTTCTCTTCAGTCTCTGCATATCCTTCATCTAGAAGGTGACCTTTGACTAGATCAAAGATGTCAACACCTTGATTGAGCATTCTCTCTCTTGCACCACCCGCAGGGCCACCTGCTTTGAGTGCTTGTGCTCTTGCACTCATTTGTGGTTTTGGTGCTTCAGGCTTTGGTGCTTCTGGTTTTTGTGATAAGGATGCAGCAGGTTTTGATGGGAGATTAAGAGCAGCTCTTACCTTTGGATCAGCAGCAGATCCTAGAGCGGTTGTAGATGATGGTAGAGCTGGTTTTCCTTCAGATGCCTTTTTAATTTGATCTGGAGCATTACCAGTTTGATAACCAAAAGTTTTCTGCATCAAAGGATTTGGAGTCTTTGGTTTAATTGACTCTGGGCCAGCAGCTTTAGTTCCTGGTGCGGGTTTTGCAGGTGCTGCAGGTGTTGATGGTTTTGCAGTTGCAGAAGGAGTTGGTTTTGCTGCAGGAGCTGGTGCAGGTTTAGCGGCCGCAGGAGCAGCAGGTTTTGCAGGTGCAGCAGGAGCAGCAGGTTTTGCAGGTGCAGCGGGTGGTTTAATTGTTCCACCACCTCTAACATTTCTATTTCTTGTTATTGGCGCCTCTGGTCTTTTTCCTGCTGCATTTCCATAAAGAAGAGTATTACCTAAAGCAGCTCTATTCTTTGCAACATTGGCATCATAAGCAGCTTTAGCTTTTGGGTCTGTAGGAGCACCACGCTCCATAAGTTGTTCTACATCTTCTTCTACAACTTCCTCTGAGAGAACCTCAGGAGTCTCGTAAACATGGGAATAGGCCTCCATGAGACCCTTGATTTCTTCTGCTCTCATCGTTACAAAAAGTACTTTTATAATGTTATTTATTTATCCTCTGGCTTTACAGGACAGCCAATCCCTTCAAAAACTGGAGAACACATTCTCATCGGTGGTGCAAGTTTCTTACAATCCTCCGAGTAACACAAAGACTCATCGTTTTCTTCTTCTAAGTATTTTTGTTTATATTTTTGATCATAATCGGAAATAATCCGATCATACTCCCGTGTTACATCACGAATCGCTTTATCAACATCTCTTTCAACTCTACGATTTACTTTGTTGGGATCTTGTAGTATAATCTCATTAAGAATACCTTGCGGTAGATACTTTCTTTGAAGTTCGTCTAATAAATCCCAAAGACCACTTTCAGATACTCCTGTACATTGTGAAAGGCCAGCTATAAGTGTAGATACAACAACTCCTACAATAATTAATTGTTTTTTATCTGGTTTCTTTTTTCCAAATTGAAAGTTAAATTGCATGATTTGAAATCATTCTATTACTAGTTATAAGCATCAATAAATATAAAAATAGGGAAAGACTGAGGAAAATTAATGTCTAGACTCGGGATCAACACTGGTAGTAATCCTAATGATGGTCAGGGCGATCCATTGCGAATTGCAATGGGTAAAATCAATAGTAACTTTCAAGAAGTATATAATACATTTGGGGATGGATTTACTCTCACAAGTTATGCAAGTACTGCAGGAATCTCTACACTTGCAAGAAACTTAACGGGATCTCCAAGAATTAATGTCAGTGGTATTTTAAATACTGGAATCACGACAACGGAACATTTAGAAGTTAGAAATATAACTTCCACAGGAATTATTACTGCTGTTCAATTTGTTGGAGATGGAAGTCAATTAGAAAATGTTGTTGCAACAAGTAGTGGTGTAGAAGTTTTAGATGATAACGTAAGAAAAGGAATCGCAAAAGAATTAAATTTTGGACAAGGTATATTTTGTAGTGGGCCAGATGGAGTTGGTAGAGTAACAATTGCTATTACAACTTCTATTGTTTCTGGTGGTGGTACTGGGGGATCTCCGTTAGAAATTAGAAATCAAAATACAATTCTCGGCGAATATTCCAAATTAAATTTTGGATCAAATCTATTAGCTTATGTTAATCCCGTTAGTGGTGTAGTAACAGTAACAACCGCTTCTGGACTTAATGTATCTGGAGTTATAACGGCAACTTCATTCCGTGGTTCTGGTTCAAGTCTAACAGGAGTAATAACTTCCTTAACCGGATACGCAACTACTGCATATGTCAATTCAGTTGTTTCTGGACTATCAACCTTCTCTGGAAATTATAATGATCTTACCAATAAACCCACAATTCCTTCTATAGTTGGTTTGGCTTCAGAAGGATATGTTGATGCTGCAATAAATGAAGTATCATCATTCTCTGGAGATTATAATGATCTAACAAACAAACCCACAATTCCTTCTATAGTTGGTTTGGCTTCAGAAGGTTATGTAAATAATTCTATCGTAGGTTTTATTACATCTGGATCATTAACTGGATATGCAACTCAAGGATATGTTAATTCTGTTGTTGCCGGAATCGCAACCTTCTCTGGGGATTATAATGATTTAACAAATAAACCGACCATTCCATCTATAGTTGGATTGGCTTCTGAAGGTTATGTTGATGCAGCAGTCTCCGGAGTCTCTACATTCTCCGGTGATTACAATGATCTCACTAACAAACCAACAATACCAGTAAGTCTTACAGATCTATCAGATGTAAATGCTGGAGCCCCTTCCACAGGGCAAGTTTTGAAGTGGACTGGATCTGAATGGCAACCAGCTCCAGATTTAACTGCATCGGGAGTTGGGATTGGACTATCAGACTTGTCGGTTAGTATATCGGCGCCAGGTATAAACTCATTAACGTATAATAATACAACTGGAATATTCCAATTTACTCCAACAGATTTATCTTCCTACGTTACCTCAAGTGGATCTGTCAGTTATGCTTCAAGTTCTGGAGTTTCTGAAGGTCTTATAGGAACTCCAAATATTTCCGTTGGTGAAGTGGGAATTTCTTCTTATCTATCAGTTTCTGGAGTCAGTAGTTTCTATAATAATATTCACATAGAAAGTAATAGAGGTCTTTTTATCGGTGATAATGATGAGTTCCAATTTGCTCACATTGGCGCAGACAGTTACATAGAGAATACTAGTTCTGGTTACTTAGTCATTAGAGATGGCGGTGAAGGAATTCAACTCAGAAGATCTGGAGGCGGCCCAAATGCTGGACTTATGGCAGCATTTAATAATGATGCTGGAGTTCAACTATATTATGATAGCGTACTTAAATTCCAAACGTTCCAAGATGGAGTTGCAATAAACGACTCTATTGGAATTGGAACTACTGCAGGAAATCCTCCATATAGACTTACAGTAAGTGGTATTGGTGCAACTATCACCTCAGGTCTTGAGAATGCCATCGCAGATCTTACTTCAAGTGTTGATGGATATGGACAAGTCAATATCAGAAACTCTCGTTCTGCTCCTAGTGCTTCTGGTGACTTAGTTATTACTGCAGATACTGGAACAGATACTTCAAACTATATTGATCTTGGAATCAATAATACTGGATTTAGTACATCCTCTTGGACAATCAATGGTGTTCTTGATGGATACTTATATACCTCTGATTCCAATCTATCCATTGGAGTTGCAGATACAGGCAAATACCTTTCTTTATTCGCAGGTGGAACTCTTGCGGAGAATGAGAAAGTAAGAGTAACTGAAACTGGTGTTGGTATTGGTTCTACACAACCAACATCAATGCTTGCAGTTGGCGGAGATGTAAGAATTTCTGGAGTTGTTACTGCAACCGCGTTTTATGGCAGTGGTTCTAATTTGAGTGGCATTTTAACTTCTGGCGCTTTAAGTGGTTATGCGACAACTGAACTTCTTGATAGTGTGGTATCAAGTATTCCCACATTTGACCAAGACCTAAGCACAACTAATGATGTAACCTTTAATAGAATTGGTATTACAACTGGCGTAATAAATGTCGGATATGATAACAGTCTATTGATAAATGTGGAAGATGGCGAAAGTGGAGTATCCACTTATACCTTTGACACTGCTGGAAATTTAACTATTCCAGGAAATATTTACATAGATGGAAATAGTGGATATGTATTATTCAATAACGGTGGTTCAAAACTACAAGCAGAACCTACTAATGATTTTGAAATTCATGTGGGTGGATTTAATAATAAAGTTACAGGATTTGGTACTGATGGAAGTTTAACAGTACCAGGAACCATAACATTAGCAAACGGATTAAAGCTTGCTGATTCTGGTTCTGGATTACCTGGAAACTTTGGATTTATTGGTGACGAAACTACAGATGTTCTATATCTGCAAGGTCAGAATGGTGTGGTATTGGCATTCCCTGACGGATTGGATGAGCCTGATTCATTTTTATTTGATGTATCTGGTATAACATTCCCAGATCTCACAGTTCAAACCACTGCTTTTACTGGTTATGCAAATACTGCGGGTATTGCAACTTATTCTTCATCATCGGGAATTGCTTCTGGACTAACTTCAACATCATCCGTTAATACCACAGGGATTATTACCGCATCCAGATTTGAAAGTACTTCTGCAGGAACTCCAACCATTGATTCTCCAAACAACTTAAATATTAATGCAGTAACAGTTGCAATCAGTACCGATCTAACAGTTGGTGGAGATGCTTATGTTGGAGTTGATACTTCAAGTGGATTAATTTTAACTTCACCAAATGGAACTCAATACAGATTAGTAGTAGACAACTCAGGAAACCTAAGTACAGTTCTAGTACCATAAGATGACTTTAAAAAAATATACTATCAGTGTAACTGAACCTCAGTATTGGCAGGAGATTCATGATCTCCTGTGTACTACAACCTCATGCGAACATATTCCAGATAGAGAGGTTTCATGTCATGATGAAAAGGAACATAGTCCTACAAGAGGAACTTTTATTCTTCATGGCAACGAAGCGGAATCTTTAAAAAACCATCCCCATATTAGTTGGGTGGAATTGGATCCATCTTCATATCCAGATGAATATCCAAAACCATCACATTATATTAAAAGATGGAATAAAAATGTAAAGGTTTATAGAGATTTGGGATCTAGTGTTCCAGTTACATCTGGAATAGCCAGTGTAGGAGAACTGGATAGAACTGGTTGGCAAATTGTTAGAACCGGTATTGGAACTGCTGGAGACTTCTGGGGAACATCGACTGGGGAAACTATTGGCCCAGTATCTGGTGATGTCAGTTACAGTTTAACTGGAAAAAATGTCGATGTAATTATTCATGATTCTGGAGTACTTCAATATCATCCAGAATTTTTAGATACAAATAGTCAATCAAGAGTTAGAGATGTAATCCTAGATGGGCCATATTATATTGATCCAGACTACTTTAATAATGTAATACCTGGTGTTAAGTATACAAAGCCAGACGGTAGAGTTGGAATCGCTACAACTGCTGCAGAAGAATGGTGGGAACAGTCTGCAAAAAGATCTGCAGGTTTTTCAACAATAGGTACTTTAAGTGTTCCTGTAGATTATACGGTACAAAATACCATAGGTTCTGGTGGAACTTCACATAATCTTGGTGGTGGTCATGGAACTTCCTGTGCTTCTTTAGTCGCAGGTAAAAATTTCGGATTGGCATTCGAAGCCAATATTTGGAATATGTGTGGAATTGGAGATAATACTTCAATTAGTATTGAACAAAATTATGATTTCATGAAACTGTTTCACATGTACAAACCAGTTAACCCTGAAACAGGAAGAAAAAATCCAACAGTAGTTAATGGTAGTTGGGGATATCAGGCAGCTTTCAGTTCTGCAAATACTGTAACTTATAGGTTCAGAGGAACTACTGGAACCTTTCTGGGAAATGCGGCTGTTACAGACCAAGTAACTGCAATGAAAAGTGGATTGAATAATCAGGTTGGTGGTGCTCTTGAATCATGGTCTTCATCTTCTCGTTCAAATTCCACTGATCAAGCGGCTTTAGAAATGATGGATACTGGAGTAATTTATGTGTGTGCTGCAGGAAATAATAATCAAAGACTTGGAGTTGGATCTACTGATCCAGATCTTTTAAATTATATGTCAGACAATTGGTTTGGGACAACAGATCCAAGATCACATTTTCCATCCAATTGTGTTCCATGCAATCATAGGAACTGGATGAATCCTCAAGGCATTGGATTTAATTCCACAACAGATGCAGAGTTTCATCCCGTTATTTGTGTTGGGGCGATGGATGATTTTATTAGTGCAACTACTTTGCCTAGAGGAGAAACCAAAGCTTCTTATTCAAATAATGGCCCAGGAATTGATGTGTGGGCTCCTGCGGATGAAACTCTTGCTGCAGGATTACCAAACAATGGCAGTGGATATAATGATTTTCGTAGATATGATAATTCTCTACACTTTGATAAAACTTTAATGGAACTAGTGCCGCATCTCCTGTGGCTTGTGGATTAATCACTTTATATATGGAAACCAATCCTACAGCAAATTCAAGAAAGGTAAAGTCTTGGTTAAAAAAACATGGTTCCAGAAATATTGGGACTTCTTTATACTTGGATCAATATACTGATGATACTACCACACTTTATTGGACTGGTTCTTCGAATATGAGAGGTGCAGAAACTAGAATTCTTTATAATCCTTTTGCAAACGATACCAAACCCACTATGAGTGGTATTCAAATTTCTGGAATAAGTCTTTCTCTATAAATAAGCTGCAATTGTTATCATAACAAAACAATGAAAAGACTTATCCTAGCCTTTTCGTTATTCTTTGCAACACCAGTCTTTGCAGGGGAAATCACCCATAAGATTGTTGACTCGGTACAACTGACTGTTGATGGTGCTGCATCTGCTGCTACCAGAATCGGTTCTTCTTACGCTGTAAGTGGAAGTAACATCTCCGCCACGACCTTTGGTGGTCTGACTGCTCCTGCGAGTGCTACTGCTGCCGCGACTCAAATTCAGGGTTCATATAATGTAAACACCTCTGGTCAGGCATTCTCTTTTAGCGAATCCTTTACTGTCGGTGATGCTGTTCCATCTGGTACTACAGTTACCTCAGGTGTTGTAGGTTCTCTTCCTTCATTCGGAAGTGTTACTACTTCTTCTGGTGGTGTTGCTGGTTCTCTTGCTGGTTCTCTTTCTGCTACTGGTGTTCCTACCGTCACCGCTGGTGGTGCTGGAACTCAGGCAGTCGGTCAGAGAAGTGTCGAGTTAAGTGTATTCAAATGAGATCTATAACTCCCGTTCTGCTAGTTGCAGCGGGATTTATATCTCCCGCTATGGCAGTGCCAGTCGTACCTAACTTTACCTCTGGCACAATGACTTCACACACGGAGTCCACAACAACTGTAAATGAAACTATTCGCCAAATTGATTATCAGACAGGATGGAGTTACACAGTCACGGGGACAAATATCAATATTCCCTCAACACCACAGGTAGGAACACCCTATACCATTATGCAAAATGGTGCTCCATTCCAGTTCTCAGAAACCTATTCTGGCCCTGGAATGATCAAAGACACAACTGTGATCCGAAGCACAACCATAATGTCAGTTACAGATACAACAAGTGTCTTCACACAATAGCATCCGCCCTTGTTCTCACTGCCTCTGTGACCCCTGCATTTGCGGAAGGGGACGTTCCAGTAACAGCAGTTGCGAATCCTCAAGCAACTTCTACAGGAAGCGTAACAAACCAGGCAGTACAGGTATTGCAAGGGCCATACGTTACCAACTCATACGGTGGTGGCGTAAGTTGTCAAGGGCCAACCTTTAACTTAACTCCATTCTACACAACAACTCATAGTGGTCAGAGACCTTATGAGGATTATGCAAACCTTGATAATGACCCTACAACCCCTCTGGAGAGGACTGGACAGAAGGATAACTTCTCTGGTAATTTTGGCATCTCTGGCACGATCTCAATACCCTTAGATGGTGGATTACAATCTCGTTGTAAGGCAGCAGCAGAAGTCTGGACTAATCGCCAGAGGGCGGAGACCGATAAGGCTCGTCTTGATTTTGAACTCGTCCGCCTCTTGAAATGCGGTGAAGCCATGAAGGCAGGAATCCATTTTCATCCTCAGTCTCCGTATGCAAAGATTTGTGCAGACGTTGTTGTTGTTCCCACTGGAGGTACTGTTCTTTCTTCTGCAACTTCAGTTCCTTCTGGAAAGCCTTTACAATCTTCTTCTTCAAATCCAACTGGGCAGCGAAATCAACCTGTAACTCGTAAGGCGTCAGGTCTCGGTGGAGCCGTTTCTTTGCCTGGACGTACATCTGTTGGACAATAGGTTTCATCTTACCTACCATCCATTCCACCAAAGATTTCCCAACAATAGCCGCAGCAACGGAAGCAGTAGCAGTAGTGCCAGCAAGTAAAACCTGTTCTTTAGGAGGAATTGGGACTTCTCCGATGAGGGGTACTTCAATGACTGGTACTCCTAAATTTGTTGTTGGTGGTGGAATTACCTGTTGTTGAACTGATTCTGGTGTCTGAACAGCAGGTATCTGTGGTGCTGCTGGTGGAGGAAGTTGTCTAGACTTTTCCTCAATTTCATCTTTCTTCTCTTCGTTCTGTTTTTGCCCCTCAACCATCTGTTTCCATTGTTCCATTGTGGGAACATCAAGTTGTTCATAATAAGGTAAGTTTGCAGATGGTACTTCTACCACAGGTTTCTGCAGACTTCTTATTGATGGTGGTGTGAACACTGGTGGTTCCAGTTGACGAACAACAGGAACCTCAACCCTGGGTACATTTATTTCAGGAATTTCCATTAGATCAATATTTACCCTCTACACACATTTGTGCTTTCTTATTTGGATAATAAGGATACAAACCATCTCTGGGTTTCATCCAGTTACATCCAATCAACCATTCTTTAGTCATGGGAGTTGGTTCTACTTGTTCCCATAATGGTTTTTCTGCAACCATCTCAAGATATCTAGCAGTTTGATTGGATTGTTCCTCAGCCCAATTTGCATCCGCTTCCCAGGGAACAGCACGACTCTGACCTATTGATTCGTAAGTGAGTTTGGTTTGTTTCATAATCCAGGCAGGAATCTCAGAATCCTGATGAACCTGTGCCATAAACGAGGTATGCAAACCACCTCCCATAGCATCTTGAACTACATGCCAACCTTCGTGTCTCAAAGTTCCAAGAAACTCTCTTTCATCACTCAATAACTTTTCACTGATAAAAAAACGATTAAGATTGGGTTTATAGATACCAACAGTTCTTGGTGTAAAATATCTTTCTGGAGCAAGATAAACTCCAACTTCCAACTTATTCAGAGCAGCGATAATTCTCTTTATTTCTTCTCTGAATGGATCAAAACCTTCTTTATCAAATACTGAAGATTTTGGAGTAAGTTTTTCAACCCCTTCAGTGCATTCTAGAAGAATCATACAACCCATTGCGTCAAGACTATATGGTTTGACAGTTGGTTGAGTTGGTTCTAGTGAATTAGCAAATACTGGTGATGCTAAAGTAATTGTGAGGCCAAGTGTTGCGAGTAGTTTTTTCATTCATCCCACCATCCTTCTTCTTTATGTATCCATATTTTGAGATTTTTGACATACTCTCGTAATATTTGTGCTTGTTCCTCATGCCAAAAATCACCCGTCTCCATCCAGAGGCGGGTGTGGTTATCTATGGCTTTGAGTATTTGATGGATGGGAGCATTCCAACACTCCCTTTTGGGAGTGTTCCATTCTCGTGGCACGGTATTACGAGCGAGTGTATTTCATTATATCTAAAATATTCCAATTGGCATTGACCAGGAGATGTTTCCACATATCCAACAATCATGAATGCAATGAATTCAATCATGTTCTTGGTTGTACGAATCCCTCTCCCTCTTCACCTTCTACCTTAGTCTCAAGAGCTTCAACTCTTTCTTCTAGAGAAACTTCTCTAACAGGAGCCGATTCTTCTACCACTGGTTCTGGTGTAGGTGTTTCAACTACATACTCAGTTCTTTGTTCTTCTTTTTTGTGATCGTCATCATCCTCGCCACCCTTCTTCATGGTATTAATTCCAAAGGTAGCTGCAGATGCAGTAAAGACGGTCGCAATAAAAGTTGGATCCATCTTAGATAGAGCACCAGCATAACTTGCGGTGAGAAGAGCAGCAGACCATCCGAGGATGGCAATACGAATTACTTGCCCCAAAGCATTCTCCTTTTTCTTATCCATATTGGGATTCCGTGTGATTGAAATCTAAGGTATTTAGGATTTTAGAACCTAAATTTAACATTTGCTGATACTGCGGTGTTGGAAACACCATCAGAAATCTGATGAATTCCCTGAATAAACACCATCTCCTTATAGTCAACGGTAGCAGAAACCTCAGCAGAGTTATCAGTCGCATAAGAACCTTCTACACTAACACCGAAGAGATCTTTTTTCTTACCACCAAAACGATGTGAAAGATTAAGACCAACTTCACCAGTGTGTGAAGTCTCATCTACTGCTGCAACACTTCTTGCGGACTGAATAGAACCTGACTCAGTAAAGGCATCTCTACGAGTATTTCCAACAGTGTATCCAACAAAAGGTGTGATGTTCTTATGAGCGTGCCAGAAGAGTCTGTTAGTGACCCACCACTCTTGTCCAGTGGTAGAACTCTCATTATTAAATACACCTTGAACATTTCTGGAGACATTATACTTGTTTTGAGCAAGTCCAGCGTTCGTGAGAAGTGAAAGTGTATTTCCACGGAACATATTGAAGACACCAATGTGACTCTTATTCAATGAGGAAGTGCTATCAACACCATCAAGATCAATATTTACATTATTATACTGAGCCCCAATAGTCCAGGTTGGTTTAATATCAATTTCTAGTCCACCACCATAGATGAAGGACTTTGCGGAATATCCATTATCAGCAGAAGACCAAGCATAATAGTTCTTGCTGAACACTCTGACCTTATCGGTTGTTGGTTCGGTTGGTTCGTGGTTCAGAAGACCTTGCAATCCACTACCAAGACCACCAATACTTTCTAGAACTTCGTGTTGGTCTACACGACCAAAGAGAGAATCATAAGTGTGCGAAATCGTAACATCATTCCAGAGTTCATAAGTATCAACAGGTGTTCCATTGGTTATGGTTTCATTTCCAGCAGCATCAGTTGTTGTAGTAACTGGTGTTGTGGTGATGGTTCTAACCATCGGAGTTGTGGTGGTCTTCGTATGATGTCTTGCGATTCTCTGAACACCACTATTTTCAGAAGCGTCGTGTTCAGTAAGTGTGATGTTTACAACTGGAAGGTTTGAAGACTGAACAGATGCCTGGGCAACTGATGGTCTTGTGATCGCAGTAGAATCAAGTGCAGTTGCGGTCACAGCAGAAGTTGGAGAACCATTTGCAGAAGAATAAGTTACAACTGGTGTTCCATTTGTTGTGGTTGAAGTTCCGTCAGAATAGGTGGTGGTTGTAACTGGGGTTGTTGTGGTGGTTGTGGTATCAACTGGTGTTGTGGTGACTACGGTATCAGTATAAGTTCTAACTCTTGGGTTTCCATCAGCATCAGTATCTGTAACAGTTCTGGTTACATAAGTTGTCGCAGAAGTTGATGATGAAGAAACTGATGTTGTAACTGAATTTGTGGTTGTAGTTCCTGTGACTGTTGGTGTGGAAGGAGTTGTAGGAGCAGAAGCAGAACCTACATCAGTAACAGTAAAGGTTGATGGAGTTGCACCACCAGCACCACCAGCAACAGCACCAGAACCAGCAGCGAAAGCAGAAGGGCCAAAGATATAAGCATACTGAATATTAACAATATCACCAGCATTTAATCCAGTGAACATAAATCCAAGACCGATGGTGTAGTCACCATTTCCGTTATCTACACCATTGTAATAATTGATTGGATCAGTAGTCCAAGAGGCACTTACACCAGAGTTGACTCCACCAATTTGACCTGTGAATAACCCTAGAGCATACTTGGATGCGAGTGCCTCTGATAGAACTACATTGGTTGCTGGAATACCACCAGCATATCCTCTAACATTAAGAGTTGCGGAACTATCTCCTGCGGCAGCTCTTGCGTCTGGGTCAGTGAATCTACCGAAGTAAAGAGTTGGAACAGCGATCAAAAACTCTAAACGAGTATTGATATCGACAAAGTGTTGATTATCATTGAATCTTACATCGTGTTCAATAGTAAAGTTTGATGTAGAACCAGACCATACTGCACGATTATCGTATGTGACTCCTCTATAGGATACTCCAGAGTAGTCTGCGTTGGTTCCTGTGATTGGGTTTGATTGACCAAAACCACCAGTATTATTGTTGGAGTGATTAAAGATGATTGCTCCAGTCGCATCTAATCCTTTAATCGTCCATCCCTCAAAAGGAGTTCCAGGAGTTAGATAATCGTATGCAGGATTAAAAGTTGATGTGCAAGTGGAATCGTAGAGAATACCTGGTGCGGTGTTTCCTTGCGAACCAATAGTTCCTCTATCTGAGGTTCCAATTTTGACACAATTTCCTTGCAGGGTGACATTACCTGCAAATGCTGATGGTGCGCCAATCAATAGCGCAGACGCTGCAGCAAGCGCCCTTTTAGCGTAAGACATAAAAATCCCCTGAACTTAGTGTGTACTAAACGAAACAAACCGAAGTTTTGTTTAAAAGTAAAGTAATCACCAAGTCCAGAGGACTCGGACTATGTAGATTCAGATCAAAAGATCAAGAATCAGTAATAATTGTATCTTATTTATCCTTTTTTCCAGGCTTCGCCTTCTGCCTTACGGCGGCGAGCAAGACCTGCTTCTACATTTGAACCAGGGTTACGATAGAGATAAAGAGCATCAGGAACCAAGTCCCACTCCTTATTCTTCAGACGCTTTGTAATGGTATTGAAATTATCTCCACCATAGAAACCAGCACCTAGATTATAAGCAAATGAGAGGAGTGCTCCTCTTTTACCATCAGTCATCTCATTCCAATGAGGAATCTTGCGAAGTGCAGGTAAGAACTGACTCTTACACTGACTGATGAGTAGATCGTCTGCCTCCTGTTGAGTGATAGTATCACCCAGTTTGAATGGCGATCCATCCTTCTTGCGAGTGGAACCCCAACCAATAGTAATTGGAAGTCCACCAGTCAAGGGATCAGGATATGCAGATAGATGACATCCTTCAAACTCTTTGATAAGTTTGAGACCCATCATAGGCATATCATCACCACTTGTTACAGGAGCTGCAGCAGCGGCTGAGGCTGGTGCAGCACTAGTCTTTTTTCCTCTATAAATCTCAGCCCAGTCAATGTTGTCCTCTAGAAACTTGACGGGGAGATTATCTTCTAACCATTGAACTGCCTTGACATGGTTAGGATTTCTTTCGTCGTAAAACTTGAAAAAGTTGTGTAAATCTATTCTAGCCATTGTTGTTCTCCTCAGTCAAAAATTCTACCCCAACCATCGTTGCCACCTGGGCACCAACGATGCTTAAGAACTGCTTTGGTGTAAATGGTTTTCTTACCATTTGTTACTGGACCGGTATAGTTATCGTTTAGAGAACCATATGGATCGTTGATATAGTAACCCTTTCCATCTGGGGTCTTTCCTATAACAACACACATGTGCCCACCAGTAGGTGCAGAAAGAGAACCCCTATGGAGTATGCCAATAACAACGGGCTTCCCAGCGTCCAGACTTTTATCAATATCAGCAAAAGATAGATTGTAACTAAAGTGTGACTTAACACCATAAGCTGCCAGAACTTTCGTCTGTACGGCATGGTCAGTCGTATCACCAATCTCAAATACTTTCTTGACATACTCATCATCGCCCTTGATGCTGCCTGGCTTGAGGAAAGACAGACACATAGCACACGATGAAGAGTTGCAAGTTCTATGTGCATCTCTATAGTTGTCTACTTGATTGTAGTAAGGGACTGCGAGAACTTCTGGAGTAGGGGGTTTTGTTCTAAAAATTCCAATCCATTCGGATTCAGAATCATCCATGAATTGTGCAGGAAGGTTATCCTCTAACCATTGAACTGCAGCTACATGATTCGCGTTATTATCATCATAATACTTGAAGAAGTTATGAAGATCTAAAGTCATAGATATTCTTTTTGCGACACTGAGGTATTTAGTATTATGCAAGTGTAATGTCTGCAGATCTCAACACACCATCAGTTCCGCGAACTTTAATTCTCAAATTTGTGTCTGATGTGAGTTCAAAACTCATTTGAGAATTATTTACTGGAGTAGAAGTATTTGCAAGTCCAACTGTGGCAATTCCAGTTATTAATGTATCACCTTGGACATGAAATAAACATACTGGAGAATTTGTTCCTATGCCAACAGATCCAATACCAGTTACTATAACGGGAGTAGCATCAGGATTTGTTTCATCTTCAACAACTAGGGCATTTCCGCCACCAGTTTGAGTAATTCTTAATGCATCAATAGAACTATTGACTGATAATGTGGTAAGTCCAACAACTGTTAATCCTATAAGTGAACCAAATCCTCCACTTACTGTTGTCGAAACTCCAGATGATGATGAATAAGTTGCAACACCCGCTGTTGTTGCATATCCAGATATAGTTGCAACACCAGATGTGGTTGCATAAGTTGCTATACCAGCAGTATTAACATAACTCGTTAATGTATTTCCGTTTCCAAAAGTATTATAAATTTCCAGAAAATTTTGATTAATTTTTACAGCACCAGCTAACAGAGAGTCGCCTAAACCATCATTAGGCGATGTTCCTGTACTAATCCCCTGCCTTGCCATATTCTTTAGATACTATATTTCTAATAGGTATTTATGATCTACCACCCCATTGGATATCAGGATAAGCATCAGATACATTTTGTTTAGTAATATTATACTTAGTTTGAAGTTTTTTATCTTTAACAAGAATAAGGATTTCCGCTTCGAGTGGGTGCAATCCTTCAAGAATATTAATAAACATCATCTCCCTCTTTCTGTTAGAAAGACGATCATTACCACCTTTTACAAAATTATAAAAATAAGTGTACTCTTGACGAATAGAAGTTCTACCTTGATCTTGAGATCCAATAGAATTGGAATGCAATTCATCCATCATCTCTACAGCCCTATTAATATTGTCGCTGAGGTTACCAGAAGAAACATTTTGTTGAGAAACACTACCATATGGGACAAGACCCTCTGGTAATTCAGAAACAATAGTTTCATCAAAATTCCAAATAAGAATTGTAGTTAATGATGGATGGGCGTATTTTTTAAGAATCTCTGCCTTTTTTGCATTTGATTTTTGTTTTGCGACAAGTGCAAGAACTTCGAAAGCAAAAGGATTGGAGGGTAGATCTTCCGAAACTACCCTCGGAATTTTAGTTTGAGTAGCCATAAGACTTAGTTCAATTCAGTTGTTATTAATATTTAGATCAGAGTTTGAATCCAGCAAACGTATCTTTCTTTACGTCCTGTTTGATACCACCAACAACATAAGATTCTACTTCTGTTTCTTGTGGGGCTACCTGAAGACCCTTAGAAGAGATCCAGTGTTCAGTCCAAGGCAATGGATTGTTCTTTGCGGGAACATCATAAAGTGGTTTCAACCCAATCGCCTTCATACGACGATTTGCAATCCACTCAACATAGTTATTGAGAAGTTTGTCATTTAGTCCAATCATGGATCCATCTCTGAACAGGTACTTAGCCCATTCTTTTTCCTCATTCACACAATTGCGGAAGCACTCCGTTACCCAAGATTCTTCTTCTTGAGCAATTTCTTGCATCTCTGGATCATCTCCTTCGCGCCACTTATTGAGGATGTTTTGAGTAATGACAAGGTGCTGATTTTCGTCTCTTGCGATGAGAGAGATAATTTTAGCGGATCCTTCCATAAGCTTGAGTTCACCAAACGCAAAGCTGCAAGCGAACGAGACATAGAACCTGATACCTTCAAGAATATTGACATTTGCAACAGCACGATAGAGTTTACGTTTGAGTTCCTTACGATTATCTTTGGAATATCCCGCACCTTCTTGTGCATGAATCCACTCATTAGAAGTCCCATATTGTTGTGCAGCATTAATAAAGTCGTTGTATGCCTCAGTAACAGAGGTTGCACGACTCACAATCTTCTCATCATCTAGAATATGGTCAAAGACTTCTGCAGCATCAGGATAAACATTCTTAATAATGTATGTATAAGAACGACTATGAATCATCTCCATAAATCCCCAAACCTCCATGCACGCTTCCAGTTCAGGAAGAGAACAGTAAGGGATGAATGCCATACCAGGGCCACGACCTTGAACGGAGTCAAGCATGATCTGATACTTCAAGTTGGAAGTAAAAATATGTTTTTGTTCTGGACGAAGTAGTTGATAATCACTACGATCCTTCTGGAGGGATACCTCTTCAGGCCTCCAGAAGTATCCGAGTTGTTGTTGAGTCAGTTTATCAAATACTGGGTACTTGTAGTGATCATAACGCTGCAAACCTAGTGGTTGACCAAAAAACATTGGTTGTTTGCGGGTATCAACATCTGTACTGGTGTTGAATACGGTCATTCCTTCTACCATTTGAAACTCCTTTTGTATACTAGATTTTGCAGCTTTCACAATCTTCCTCACTGGACTCCATAATTTGTTCAAGTAATTTGTTTAGTTGATCCTTAGTAGTTTCCTCCTTAACTTCATCAGTCTTATGATCATATGTATTCTGATAATACGATGTCTTCCAACCATACTTATAAGTCCTTAGAAGGTCTTGTGCCATGACTGAAGTGGGAACCTCATTGTCTGGGTAGTTCTCTGGGTTATAAGACCAGTTGCCACTGATAGCCTGATCAAAGAACTTCTGCATTACAGAGACAATATTAATATAACCAGTGTTATCAGGCATATCCCACAAGAGAGTATAATTGTTCTTGAGGGAACCATATTGTGGAACAATCTGTTTAAGAGGCCCTTTCTTTGATTTCTTAATGGACAAGTATCCCCGAGGAGGCTCAATGCCATTGGTGGCATTTGACACAACGGAACTGCTCTCCGATGGCATTTGTGCTGACAGTGTTGAATGTCGTAATCCAAATGTTTGAATCTCGGTACGTAGAGTTTCCCAATCATAGTTGAGTGTATTAGGTACGATTTCGTCTACATCTTTCTTGTAAGTATCAATAGGGAGAAGTCCTTGATAATACTTTGTACGATTGAAATCTGTACATGCACCCTTCTCTTTTGCGATTTGATTTGAAGATTTCAATAGGTAATATTGGAATGCTTCAGTCAAATCATGAACCAAGTTCCAAGACTCCTGAGAGTCATACTTTACACCGTGTTTTGCAAGATAATGTGCAAGTCCGATGTAACCAATACCAAGAGAACGACGAGATTTTGTTGCAAGTTCTGCAGCATTTACTGGGTAATCCTGGTAGTCAATCAGTTCTTCAAGAGAACGAACTGAAAGATCACAAAGTTCTTCCAAATCATCTAACTCACGAATCTTACCCACATTAATTGCAGAAAGAATACAAAGTGCAATCTCGCCAGCAATATCATCAATGTGTTGAAGTGGTTCTGTAGGAAGAGTGATTTCCTGACAGAGATTACTCATCCACACTTTATCAATAAAAGAACTGTGAGAATTGCAATGATCGATATTCATAATGTAAATACGACCAGTTTCAGCTCGTTCTTTCAGAATATCTAGAATAAGTTCTTGAGCCCTGACAGTTTTTCTTGGAATAGACTGATCTCGTTCTGCAGCCACATAGAGATCATCAAACTCAGGAAGCCCAAAAGCATCAGATACCTCTTGAACATCATGAGGTGAGAAGAGGGACATCTCTTCGTCATTGATAAATCTTTCATAAAAAAGTTTTGAGAATTGAATTGAATAATCTAATTTACGAACACGGTTATCTTCAGTTCCTTTATTGTTCTTCAGTACAATAATATCTTCTATTTCTTTGTGCCAAATGGGGAAGTGAACCGTAGCTGATCCACCTCTAATGCCATTTTGAGTACAGCATCGGACAGTCGCTTCAAACTTCTTGAGGAATGGAACAACACCTGTGTGTTGAACTTC